TGGACAGCAACGCATGGCTGCGGCGCGTAACAGGGGTGGAGAAGTTCCATGCAGCGGGGTATTTTGGCAGCCGGGTTATGGCTGGCACCGGGGAGAAGGTGAACACGGAGGTTTACAGCGCAGGGGGCAGGATTATCCCCGTGCTGGGAGATGGGACCTCTGAGCACGCCATTCAGACCGCCGCTGTGTTCTTCCAGGTGGCCCCGGAGGCAACCCTCTACTCCTTCTCCACCAACACCCGCCTGACGGGTGGGCAGAAGCACTGGGACTTCTTTTCAGACTGTGTACCGGTCATCGACGAAAAACGGATTTCGAATATCTTTTTCTCGCGGGTTGAGAACAACAAAGAGACCATTAAGAAGCATCGGGAGGTACTGAAGGACAGGCCGTGGCTCAAGGAGTTCTGGGCCGCGGGCAACGATGGGACGGAGGGCTACAGCAAGCTACTACAAATTGAAGATGTCATCGGAGTCGGAGCGGCGGAGGTACTGCGTTCGTCCAAAGTCATCGGCGGGCCGCGGGTGTATCCGGCAGGGTATACCAGTCAGACGGAGCTCGTCGATTTCGCCGCACCGGGCAATCCGGGCGTCAACATCGCGGCAGAGAAGCCCTCGGACCATGCAGACATTCTGGCAGGCACTTCCTTTGCTGCGCCGTGGCTGTGCGGGATGGCGTGTCTGGTGGATGACTTCTTTCTGGACAGGACGGGGCAGGCCCTCTCAAGAGCGGCGATGGTGCGGTTCTTCAAAGACCACTGCCAGGACATTGGAGAAGATGGGAAAGACGACCGGGCCGGCTTTGGGCTGGTGGTGCTGCCGGAGCCGGAAGAGATTGACATTGACAGATATGTTGAGGTGAGAAAGATGGAGTTTGCAGATAAAGATAGAATTTCTACCTGGGCAAAAGACGCGGTAGAATTTTGCACAGAAAAGGGCTATATGCAAGGGAAGAGTAATAATAATTTTGATCCAAAATCCCCAATTACTAGAGAAGAAATGGCCGTAGTAATTCAAAGAATTGTAAATAGTCTACAATAAGAAAGGATGTTGTTTGATGATTAACTGGAAGGTAAGATTTAAGAATAAGCTTTGGTTAACTACTTTTATTTTTACAATTATTGCGTTTATTTATCAAGTACTTGGTATGTTTGACATTGTTCCTCCTGTAAGCGAAAATGCCATTACACAAGTAATTGGATATATTATTAATATTTTAGTAGCAATTGGAGTAGTAGTTGACCCAACGACATCTGGCGTTTCTGATAGTGAATTGGCAATGACATATACTGAACCAAAAGAATAAGGTAAAAAAATGTTTAAACAAGCAAATAATAAGAATTATGCTAAAGGAAGGACTTCTTCTATTAAGTATATTGTTATTCATTATACGGCAAATAATGGAGACACTGTCTCTGGTAATCTAAATTATTTTGCAAATAATGCAGTGCAAGCTTCTGCTCATTACTTTGTGGATGAATCTGGTTGGGGTCAAAGTGTTAAAGACACAGACACTGCATGGCATTGTGGTGCCCAAATTTACAAACATTATGAATGCAGGAACCCCAACAGTATTGCAGTAGAGCTATGTAGTAGAATTGATAGTCAAGGGAATTATTATTTCTTAGATGCAACTGTAAAAAACGCAGCTAATTTAGTTAAGCAACTAATGTCTAAATACAATGTAGACGCAAACCATGTTCTACGACATTATGATGTAACTGGCAAGAAATGCCCTGCACCAATGGTAGACAATATTACATTATGGAATAATTTCTTAGCAATGATAGCAGAAAAGGATGTAGAAGACGATATGACGATAACTGAAGTACAAAATATTGCGCAAGAAGTTTACAACAGCAATAAGAAGATTTATAATAAGCTAGAAGAAGTTCCTTCTTATGCAAAAGAAACTATTGAAAAACTAATGTCTAAAAACATTCTGCAAGGAACTGGTTCTGGATTGAATCTCAATGAAGATATGATTAGAATTCTAGTAATTAACGATAGAGCTGGAATTTATGATTAATTAATTTATAAATAACATATCTTGACAAAGCCTCCTTTTTGTGGTATAATTGAACCATAGAAAGGAGGCTCGTTTTATGAGCAATCATGTAAACGATATGACTAACGAAGAAATTTGGGGAATGCTAGAAAATAAGATGCAAAAGAATGGCTTAATTTCAAAAGCTAGTTTTGTTTGTGTATCCTCTGATAATTATCCAAATAATGAAGTAAAAATTACAAAAACTTATCTTGAAGATGACGTTCACAACGCAATCGCTTTAGCGTATAAAGTAGGTTATCTAAGAAGTCAAAAAGGTCGCCCCTTTAAGATTGGTGAGAAGAAAAAGAAAGGTGGACATTGGGAGTCTGTTGATATTGAGCAAGTGCTAAAGGGCGATTATAAAGTAGTAGAAGATTGTTTTGGCTGGCATTATGAATATTTAGGAACATATAAAAAAGGTGAGGACGGCAAATTTTATCAATGGGTGGAGGATGATGAATGAAAGTAAAGCCTCTACTAAAATCTATTGACCCATCTAATTTCTTAAGCCAATATCTTCAAGCTCTTGGAATCCAAGACGTTGATAAATATCTAAATGCTGGGCTAGATGTGATGGATAGCCCTTTGGATTATCCAAATATGAAGGAAGGGGTTGAGAGGTTAAGAAAGGCGATTGATGGTGGGGAGAAGATTGGAGTGTTAGTGGATTAGATAATCGGTAGTCCACTCTAAAAGGGATAAACTGCGGGGAGTTCCTTAGAGCCTTAACAACCAAGCATATATAGGGATATATATGTGGCGTTCAGTAACGGGAACGGTATGGTAACATCGTTAAGGATTGGATAATCAAACGCATCGACACCTCAAGTAACGGAATGAGGGACGTTCAACGACTATAACCCCTGAAAATTGTATAGTCTAAACCCAAGTTGTTGTTGTTAAAAAATATAAACAGAAGGTGATAATATACGCTATCAAGCAAATTTTCATTACTTTGATACAATTGATAACCCTAATAAAGCATATTGGTTAGGTTTCTTATGGGTAGATGGATATATTGCTAAACATATACGCAAGAAACCCAATGGTGATATTCGCGTAGAATATAATATTAAACTTGCTTTGAATGATACAGATTATAATCATGTACAACATTTTTTAGACGACTTATCAAGTAATTATTCTGTGCATTTATATCAATATAAGGGCTTTGATAAATATTCAACGTCTCAAGAAGCTCGTGCTTTTATTACTAATCATCATATGGGAAGTTTGTTATATGACCAGTTGGGACTTGTGCCTTATAGACATGATGCTTCCAAAATGACTACCCATATTCCAAAAGAATTTCATAAGTATTTTATTCTCGGATTGTTTGATGCTGATGGTAGCTTCTCAGCATATCAAAATGATAAATATGGAAAGAAATTGAATGTAGCTTTTGGTGGTTCTGAATCTTTGCTTCGTTTCATTGAACAACATTTAATTGAAAACAATATTGTTGATCCTTATAAGAGTGGCAGACAATTAGACCAAAGACACAAAGATAAAGACGGAACTTGGTTATCATTAAAGTTCGCCGGGAAAATGCAAGGCATGAAAATTCTAAATTATCTATACGATAGTCCAATTTATTTGTATAGAAAATATATCAAATATTTACAAATCCCTTATCATAACAACTAACAACAACTTGTTAAAGTATGCCGAAAAGCAGGGTATAATTGTCCGATTGTGATGGCAATCTTTCAGCCGCACTTATCGTCAAATTTCTTCTACGCTTCACAAACAATCTTACATACTTCTTCCATGTTGGTAAAGGGCATGGCCTTGTACAGAACAAAGAGGAAGATATTGTTCAACAGATTATTCATTCTGAAGTAAAGTTGATAATTATTCCTGACGCTGGTTCCAACGATTCTGGTCAATGCGGAATATTAAAAAGTGTCGGTACAGATATCCTAATCCTTGATCATCACGAAATCTCAACTCCTAATCCCTACGCCATTATCATTAACCACCACTTGGGCGAAGGATTGAATACAGCATTATCAGGAACGGGCGTGACCCATAAATTCGTCCAATCCTGTGCAGAATCATGGAATATCGACCTTGGCGACTTGTACTACGACCTTGTAGCAACATCCATTATCTCTGACATTTGCGACCTTACGACTTTGGAAAATAGAGCCTATATCAAATACGGCTTTGAGCATATCACCGACCCTATGCTTGAGTTGATGTTCGCCAAGTTCAATCGCAAAGGCAATAATCCTATTGGCGTATCATGGGGAACTGCACCACCTATAAATAGCCTATGTCGTGGTGACGACCAACAAGCCAAGATTGATTTCTTTATGGCGTTGGTTGGTAAAGGCGATATGGACAATGGCGTTTCTGTGGCTCGAAAAGCCCACAATGAGCAGAGCAAAATTGTTAAAACAATTTATGAAGAAATCGAACCTGATTTAGACCGAAACCATAAGGTAATGATTGGATATACAACAGAAGAATACAAAGGATATACAGGGCTGATTGCAAACAAGATAACTGGAAATTTTGGCAAACCGGCCTTGGTTCTGCGTGAACTTAATTCAACCACATGGTCAGGCTCATTACGAAGCCCTGTCGATATTGCGGATAAAATCAATGAAAGCAAGTTGGCGAAGTGTCAAGGGCATCTAAGTGCAGCGGGTATCTTCTTAAAGAAATCCAACCTAAACCGCCTAATCAAATGGTTTGATGCTTTGCCCCTTGACGCTGATCCAGAACGCCAAGTAACTGCTATTCTCAAGCCTAGTCAAATCACCTTACCACTATGCCATGCTTGCAGTGATGATATGGTTTTATGGGGAGCGAGTGAAGGCAATAAAATTGTTCAGCCTAAATTTTATCTTGAATTTGAAACATCGCAAAGTGATATTCAGGTATTCGTTAAGAAAACAACAATTGTCAAGATTACCAAAGACAATGTTAGCTTTTTGAAATTCCAATGTAATGATGAGACGGCACAGTTGTTGCAAAGGGAAAGATGTAAGGTAGCGATGATTATAAAATTGAGTGTAAATGAATGGAATGGAGTTGAATCGCCTCAAGCCATTATAGATACATGGGAAATTGAGAAGATTGAAGAAAATGGATTTAATTTTGATGCTCTATTTTAACTAAATAATCCTTGACAATTCTTCGGTTTTATGGTATCATTGATATACGGCAAGACCGAAAGATTATATTTTTATTTGGAGATAATGATAATAGTATGGCATGACTGTAAAACTGACCCGCCGAAGAAGGATGGGTGCTATATTGGATATTATGGAAATAAGCTATGGGGAGAAGTATGGTATTATTTTAAACAAAGTTTATGGAAAGATACTTATGATTCAACAACATTTCCTATCAAATGGACAGAAGTTGATTTGTCGGAGGTTGAGTGAATATGCAAAATTCTTCAAAAATACCTAAAACAAATACACCAACTCTAAACCCAAATTATAAACCGCCTATTGGGAATCATATTCCTATTGTTGAAATTATCCACTCTAAAGATGGTGTGTATGATGTTTATATTGATAGCCAATGGCAAGTAAGTCGAAATCATATTGATAATGTATTACAACATTTAGCTGATTATGTTGGTACTTTCACTTTAAAATTTAAAGATTTGACAATATAAATTATTAGGAGTGTGATGTATATTGAATGAACCACTATGGCAAAACTACCACAAGCATACATCATTATCTAATGTATATACAAAGGATAGCCCACTAATCCATCTTGACTACTGGAACGAACTCAAAGCAAGATATGGTGATAAACCATGTGCTTATACAACAGTAGAGCATGGCTGGGCCGGCAACTATTTTAAGACCTATGACGACCTTGAGAAATTCAATAAAAAGAATGGAACTAATATCAAGTTTATTTTTGGTTATGAAGCATATTGGGTCAAAGATAGGCATACAGATGACAAGTCAAATTGCCACATGATTCTATTGGCAAGGAATGATAATGGACGTAAAGCATTGAACAAGATTCTATCTATCGCCAATAAAGATGGATACTATTATCGGCCAAGACTTGACTTGGAATTGATTATGTCGCTGCCACTTGATGATGTAATGATTACAAGCGCGTGCATTGCTTACTGGAATAAATATCAAGACATTGATGATATAACGGTTCAACTTGCTTCTAAATTTCCCTATTTCTATCTTGAGGTTCAACCACATCATACTCAGCAACAGGCCGACTTAAATCGCCATATCCTTGAATTATCAAGTCAACTCAATGTTCCTATTATAGCAGGATGTGATAGCCATGTAATCTTTGAATCTCAAATGAAAGATAGAGACGATTTGCTTGAATCGGCGCATATTAGCTATGAGGATGAGCAGGGCTGGTATCTTGACATGCCAACATATGATGTTCTATTCAGCCGTTTTCAACAACAAGGCGTACTATCAGACGAACAAATCAAACAATCCATTGATAATACAAATATACTAATGGATTTTGAGGATATTGTTCTTGATAGGTCGCTTAAAGTTCCTGTTGTTAAATCACTAAGAGACAAGACACAACAAGAACGTAACGAAGAATTTGAACGAATCGTTTGGGATGAATGGAAACAACAGAAGTGGGATATTAACGAAGCTAAGCACGATGAATATATCAAAGAAATAAATGATGCTATCAACGAGATAGAATCGTGTAACATGACTGATTATTTTATCTTGTCATATTATGTAATGAAAAATGGACAAGAAAAATATGGCGGAATTTTAACACCAACAGGTCGTGGTTCTGCCGTTGGTATGTATATCAACAAGCTGCTAAGATTGACTAAAGTAGACAAAGTTAATAGCTCAGTTGAGATGTACCCTGAGCGATTCTTGACAAAGGAACGTGTGCTTGAGAGCCATACTCCACCAGATGTGGATAATAATGTCTCGTCGAGGAATGAATTCATTCAAGCTCAAAAAGATTTAATTGGCGAACTTGGAACTTATGACTTGCTTGCTCTCGGCACATTGAAAGCAAAGGCAGCATGGAAAATGTATGCAAGAGCTAATGGTATTTACCCACAAGTAGCCAATAAAGTATCGTATCAAATTAGTGATTATGAGCAAGCTAAGAAACACGCAGATAATCCAGACGATGTAAATATCGAGGATTTCATTGCACCTGAATTTAAGGATTTATTTGAAGGATGCAAGCGATATCTTGGGATTTATGATAATCGTAAAGCGCACCCTTGCGGCTGTTTGGCATATTCGGGTGATGCAGAGGCCGATATTGGTGTTATTTTGTGTAAATCTGAAGCAACAGGAAATGAAGTTCTAACATCCGTTATCGAATCAGGTACTATTGATGCTTTTGGTTATCTAAAGCAAGACTATCTAATTGTAGACTCTATCGGTTTGACATATGATATCTATAAAGAAATTGGAATCGAGCCATATACTGTAAACCAACTTCTTGATAAAATAAAAACAGACGATGCTACATGGAATATCTATCGTGATGGCTTTACTCAATGCGTAAATCAATGCGAACAACCCAAATCAACACAAAAAGTCATGCGATATAAACCAAAGAATATATCTGAGCTTACTCAATTCATAGCCGGTATTCGCCCTGGCTTTCAATCTATGTACCATCTATTCGAATCTCGCCAACACTTTGAGTATGGTATCAAAGCACTTGATGATTTGATTCAAGATGAATATCGTACATCATCTTTTATTATCTATCAAGAAGATTTGATGAAAGTGCTTGAATTCGCTGGATTCCCTATGGCTGAGACATATACTATTATTAAAGCAATCAGCAAAAAGAAAGATTATATAATCAAGGAAGCCAAGCCAAAGTTCATCTTTGGATTTGCCAAGGCTATTATGGATACAGGCGAAACAGATGATAAAAATAGAGCTAATGATTTGGCAGAAAAAGTATGGCATATTGTAGAAGACAATGCAAGCTATTCTTTTAATTCAGCACATGCTTATTGTATGGCGATTGATAGTGTCACCATAGCATATCTCAAAGCCCATTATCCTCTTGAATTCTACAAGTGTGTACTTCAACGATTCTCTAATAAGGGAGAGAAAGACAAAGTATCGCTTATTAAACAAGAAGCAATCAAGCGTGGCATAGCAATCAAAGAAATTAAGTTCGGTGACGATAACCGTCAATTTAATATTGACCATGAGAATAATGCTATTGTACAGAACATGGCTGGCATTAAGAATATGCCCAAAGTAACACCTCAAGCCCTATATGAACTTGGACAATCTGGAATCAAGACAAGGACACAATTATATCAAGCCTTAATAGGCGATCCAAGAATCAATGCTAAAGCAATCGACATTTTGTTCAAACTTGATTATTTTTCTGCATTTGCACATCCTAATAGATTACTTACAGAGTTTGAGATATATAATAAATATATTGATTCTAAAGTTATATCTAAAAAGAATCTAACAGAAGAACAGATTGACTTGCTAAGGGATATTGGAGCAAAAGAAACTACAACACAATTTAGAAACTTTGATAATATGGGACTAATCAAGGCTCTGATTAAAGCAAAATCAATTCCCAAGACCTCTATATATCAAAGAATCAAGTGGCAGATTGAATTTCTTGGATATTCAACGATCAATGACCCATCTATTGACCCGTCATATTGGATGGTAGTAGATGTAGAATCAGGCCCATATGAACGAAAGGATGCTACACTATATAGCATCTGCTATGGTGTTACAAGGCAATATAGGCTCAACAAGAAATTCAATGCTAAACATGAGATGCAACCATTAACATTGATTCAAGCAGTAGTACATGAGAAGCCAAAAATGAAAAAAAATGAAGATGGCAGTTTCTCAGTAGTTCCTAATGAATTTGTTAAAGAAGTAAAATGCTGGAAGGAATTTGAAATTAAATAAAAAATTCTACTTGACAAATTAACTACAATATGGTACAATACACAATGAAGGAGGCGATGGCTCAATATGAGCAAAGCAATTTTAATTATTGGTGAGTCAGGTTCTGGAAAAACTACATCACTTCGGAATCTACCACCTGATGAAACATTCTACATTGATGCAGATGGTAAGGGCTTGAGTTGGAAAGGTTGGCGTAATCAGTATAACAAGCAAAAGAAGAACTATATCAAGACAGATGATCCTGATATGGTTTACAACATCATGAGAGAAGTTCATGAAAAACAAAAGCAATTCAAGTATTTAGTTATTGATACTCTCAATGGGATTATGGTTGGAGATGAGATGCGCAGAACCAAAGAGAAGGGCTATGACAAATGGATGGACTTGGCTCAATCTGTATTTAACATTGTTGATGTAGCTAACAAGCTACGAGACGATTTGACCGTAATTCTTCTTGGCCATGCTCAGACAAGCGATGATGGGTTCACTTGTCTATTAACTAATGGTCGTAAGCTAAACAAGATTAAACTTGAATCTAAGCTAACTACGGTACTACTTGCTAAAGTACATGACGGCCAGTATGTATTTGAAACTAAAGCCCATAATAGCACGGCTAAGACTCCAATGGGCGCCATTGAAGAAGATGAAATCCCAAACGATATTGTGCCAGTAATTAAGGCACTTGAAGAATTTTAATAAATGATTAAATGATTTGAAAGGAAATTAAACATGAAGAAAATTAACAATTGGGAAGATGTACAAGAGCCTACTAAGTTCAAGCGCCTTGCTCCCGGCGGCTATATTTGCGCCATTAAGGATGTAAAGGATGTGCCTGAGAAGGAATATCTTGAGGTATGTTTTGATATCGTCAAGGGTGATGAGAAGGGTTATTTCCAGAAGCAATACGATAATGATACTCGTAAAGATAAGAAGTGGCCTAATGCTGGCATCCTACGCCGTTCTTATAGTGACAAGAGCGCATCTTTCTTTAAAGGCTTCATTACCTCTATTGAGAAATCTAATAAGAACTTCACTTGGAATTGGGATGAAAGCAAGCTAAAGAATAAATATTTTGGAGCTGTTATTGGCGAGGAGGAATATCTTACTCAAAAGGGTAAGAAGGGTGTAAGAAACAATGTAGTATTTGTTTATTCTACTGAGACTATTGAGAATGGTGATTTTGAGATTCCTCAACTAAAGGTACTTGATGCAACTAAGGTATCTAATCAATCTGCCAAGCCTGAGTTCAAGAGTCCGTTTGATGATGATGCCAATGATACAGATGGGGTAGAAACTGATTCTCCCTTCGATGATAACGAACCCAGTCCTTTTGATTAATAATGAACTTACTTAATAAGTTTACACTAATTGGCTATTTATCGGAGATTAGAGTAGATTTATTCAGAAGCCATATCAAGGTCAAATTGTCTATTGATTTACAACATCATAACATAACTTGCTATGCTACAATATCAAGACGATTTAACAAGGAATGGTATCACGAGTTTGAAGTCTTATTATCTCGATTAGTGCCGAAACAAGATGGTTGGGTGTATGTAAATGGCGAACAATATTATAGGATGGATTCATACACTCAACCATCTTGCCTATTTCTAAGCGGAAATATCAGTTCATCTGGAGATATGATATTTTTTAATTTTGAATATTGTAAGATTTTGAATGAGCAATTATCATCATCTGTTTCTATTGAGATTGAAGGGCAATTTGTAGACAAGGATAAATTCTTGAATATCGTCTCAGATTCTCCAAGGATATTCAATCTTAAGCGCCATAATCAAGCTATAGATGGAAAGATATACAAGGCATGGCTACAATACAATCCATCATATAGAATACAGGATGATACAATTTATCCTGTTGATATAAGCAAATTGACATTAGCAAGAATTGAACAAACGAAAAAACAAATCACAGAAGAGCAGTTGCAAGATTATCTACTTGAATGGAAAATAATTAACAACCAATAAGATAGGAGGCTTCAGGCAATGGTGACGATAACTTGTAGGGTGTGTAAGACCAAAGTAGACAAGGATGTTGCTATTTGCCTGAAGCCTAAAATCTATGTATGTTGTGAAGAATGTAAAGAACAGTACCTATCAAAAGAAAATAACAAAGTCAACAAAAGTAAAGATTCACAAGATAGACAGGAGTTCATTGCTTACTTAAAGTCAATATGCAGTCAAGAACTAAACTACAAGATTATTGGTTCGATGTTAAAAAAGATAATGAAGGATAATCCTTTATTTACATATAATGGAATGAAATATACACTATGGTATATCCATGATGTATTAAATATAAATATAACAGGTGTTGGCATCATACCATACTACTATGATGAAGCCAAACGATATTACAATAAGAAGCAAAGAATAAAACAAGCAATCAAACAATCAAATATTCGTAAAGACACAAAAACGATATGTAGAAAAATAAAGCGAATAGAAGATGAAAATGTATTTGATTAAGGAGGGTTGACATATATTATATGACCAATCAAATGCTCGATTATTAATTGGGGCTTTTTTGATTAACCCTCAACTAATGATTAGCGGCAAATATAATCTATCCAAGTTCGACTTTGAGCCAATGGAATTTCATCTTAGATTATATCAAGCCACTTTTTCATTAGCAAAACATGGCGCAAAATCAATAGATGCTATCAGTATATATAATCTTACAGAAAACAAGCCAAGCATTAAACAACTGTTCGACCAAAACAATCTTATTGATTTTGTAGACACAATCAAGCAATTAACGAATATTGACAACATTGACCTATATTATCAAGAAGTAAGAAAGAATTCAATCCTAAGAAAATATAGGGACTCAGGATTTGATATATCAAGATTTGAGGGCAATGTTGAATCATACACAATCAAAGATGTAGTTGATTATTTTGATGGATTGCAGATTGGTGTTAAAAAGCAATTCTTTGTTGATAAAAATATAATTGAAGCTAAAACTGGTGATGGATTTGAAAAGATTAAAGAGGAATTTAAGGCCGAGCCAATGTATGGTGCTACTACATTTAGCAAATATCTAAATGAAGCGGCAAGAGGTTGGTTAAGAGGCCAACTATCTTTATATTCTATTGGTAGTGGACTTGGTAAGAGTACAATCGGCCTATATAATCTTGTCTTAGTATGTTGTCCTTATATATGGGATGATAAACAAAACCAATATATCAAGAACCCTTGCTATCAACATAGTGCTGGATTATATATCCAATTTGAGATGGATATTGATAGAGAAATCACGCCTAAAATTGTGGCATCAATTAGTGGTGTTCCAACATACCATATTCTGAACGGACAATATGAAGAAGGCGAAGAAGCAAGAGTAGATAGAGCCATTGAAATTCTGCATGAATCTGAAATATATACAGTCACTATGCCGTCATTTACTACAAGCACCATTGAAACATATATTCGTGATTATGTAATCAATAAGCAAGTAGGATTTGTAGTATATGATTACATCACAGAAGGTCCATCTATTTCAAGTGATATAGCATCTCAAAATAAAGTACAAACACGCTCTGACCAAGTGTTGTCTGGATTGGCAAGCAAACTAAAGGATTTGGCAGTTGAATATAATGTAGCCATTCTAACATTCTCACAAGTAAACGCCAATGCTTATAATCAAGAAATACTTGACGCAAGTTGTTCTGCTGGTAGTAGGTCAATGCAAAACAAATGTGATGTAGCTGGGATTATTATGCCTCCAAGGAAACAAGAGCTTGAAGTATGTGATATGATGATGGAAAAATATGGTGGGAATAGTAAAATTAAACCAAATAGAATTATTCATCTATATAAAGTACGGTTTGGAAGTTATGAACAAGGCATTAAAATATGGTTATATCTTGATCTAAATACTGGCCATGTAACAGATTGTTTTGTTACTACTAAATATAATCAACCATATGATATTAGTAAAACAAATTTGATATATAGGGAATAAAAACTATGGCAGATAGAAAGATTGATTTTGAATATATCAAGCAACAAATAGATACTGACCAAATTATATCCATCATGGATAGTCTTGGAGTTCCATTTGTTAAGCAAGACAATAAGCAAATTATATTCTATTCTATCTGCCATCATCATAGCGCTTTTTTACAACACAAGCCAAAGCTGTATTACTATATACAATCAAAGTCCATGTTCTGTTATGTTTGTGGATTCAATGGCGACATATTCTCTCTAGTTCAAAAAGTATTAAATTATACCAATATTATTCAAGCAGTTGAGTATGTGTGTAACATCTGTAAGATAGACATATCGACTTGTCAAATTAAGCCAAATATTGACCAATGGCAATCAATGAAGAAATTTTTGCCAAATTATGATCAGGGTAAACAAGAACTTGTAGTATATAACAAGAATGTACTTGATCTATTTAAGCCATTTGCTCATGTATCATGGATAGATGATGGAATATCAAAACAAGCAATGGCGAAGTTTAATATAGGATGGTATGCAAGAAATGAACAAATTACCTTGCCTGTGTTTGATGTAAATGGCGATTTAGTTGGTATTCATGCAAGGAATATAAGGCAACAATTACTTGATAAAGGATTGAAATATCAGCCATTGAAGACACTAAATGGTGAATATAAATTTCCTACTGGTCAAGTGCTGTATGGATTATATCAAAACCAAGACGCTATAAAATCGAGTCATAGCGTTATATTATTCGAGGCTCCAAAATCCTGTTTGCAGATGCAGGATATACTTGGCAACAACAACATATCATGTGCAATGTTTGGTTGGAATTCCAATAAGGTTCGCCGTGATATGCTACTCGACATTGGCGTTAAGACCGTAACCATAGCACTTGATAAACAATATCGATCACAGGATGATAAAGAATTTAATATATATGTAAATCAAGTCAAGAAAATAGCAAGATTATTTTTACCATATTGTACTGTATATGTAATATATGATAGACATGGGTTGCTTGAATATAAGGATTCTCCAAGTGATAAAGGTAGTGAAGTATGGTGGAGATTGTGGAAAGATAAAATACAAATTAAATAAATTTCTTCTTGACAACCTTCTTATCTTATGGTATAATGGCTATATCAAAGATAGGAGGGTTTGTTTTATGTATAAATATAAAGAAGGTGGCACATCTCAATGCTCGTAACTTGTCGTATAACGAAACAACTATACAATGACCTTGTATCTGGTTTCAAGATTCTATCTTGCAAACCAAAGAATAAACCAAAGGGTCTTGTATTAAGCCAATATGGTATATTCACAATCAATGGAAATAATCTATCTGGTTTATCTGTCAACCAAGAAGTTGAACTTGATATTGTATCATCCTACTCTCCGAAATATCCTGAATCATATCGTGTAGTTAGCTTAGGCGGAATTAAACCTAATGGTGAAAAAATTGATGTTAATCCAAAGCAAGAACTTAATATTCTATCTGGATTTATGGCCGTAAACCAAGCCAAGAATGTAAATGAAGCCTATCCAAATTTTGTATCTATGGTGCTAAACGGGAAAGAAGGCGAACTTGATTACAAAAAAATTCATGGCGTTGGCCCAAAATATCTAAAAGATTATATCTCAAAAGTAAAGTCAGCATATTACTATATCCGATTTATTCCAATCGTCACTAAGTATGGAATTGATGATATAAATATTGCTCAAAAACTATCTATTTTATATGATTCACCAAATGAGCTGTATGAAGACATGGAATCGCATCCATATCATGTATTTATTGATGTTCTTGATATGTCATTTACCAAAGCGGACAAATTGGTTATCAAAGGGCACCAACAATTTATTGAGTCACCTGAGAGATGTGAATACGCTTGTATTGACTTGCTAAAGAAAAATGAAGCCGTTGGTAACACAAGAATCAATGCAAACAAATTGGCTTCACTGGTATATAATATAGCGCCTGAGACGATAGATAATATTGTGTCGGTTGTATCAAATAGTAAACGAATCCATTATGATGCATCAAGCAAGCAAATAAATCTTGAATCAACTTATCAAGCTGAACAACTAATAACCGACAATATTCAATATAGACTTAAGAATCCAACTATCATGAGTATGAAATGGCAAGATTATATTGAAGTGGACGGCTTGAAATTGACAGAAGAGCAACAGGCTATTTTGCAAGTGGCACAAGATAATAATGTAATGATATTAACTGGAAGTGCTGGTAGTGGAAAGACAAATACAATGAAGGCCCTAATCTATATGCTCGAAGATAATGGATATTCCTATACTATGCTATGCCCAACTGGAACGGCTGCTCAAGTATTGTCTCGTGCAACAGGCCGTCACGCCTCTACAATACATATGTTCTTAGTAAGTAATATTGAATGTGGAGATTTCTTGATTCTTGAAGAATCTAGTATGATTGGCGTTGAGCTGCTTGCCATGTTGCTTGGCTCTATCCCTAAAGAAACTAAGATTATCTTCATTTGTGACCCAAGCCAACTTCCATCTATCTCGTGTGGTAATATTGTCCATGATATTCTTGAATCTCATAAAGTGCCAAACGTTAACTTGACTAAAATATTCCGATATAATTCAAGTGGATTGATTACAGTAGCAACAGATACTCGCATGGGTAATCCTAGTAGCTTTACTAACCAATATAGTGACTACAAGTTTATTGAAGAATCGAGCGAGCCTGTTAAACAAGTAATTGATGAATATAAGAAGCTATTATCTCAAGGATATAATAAGAACGATATTCTAATCTTGTCTCCATATAATAAAGGAACAGCAGGAACATATGCCATCAATCAAGCAATCCAAGCCAAATTTAATCCTAATCCGCTACTTGATATTTCTTATAAGAGAGATTTTACTACTATCCAATTCTCTATTGGTGATAAAGTAATTAACAAGAAAAACAATTATAGTGTTCCTGTATTGAAAATGGGCACTATGGGATATGTAGAAACAGGCGAATTCATGTTTGTAGCTAATGGCTCGATTGGCGTAATTTTGGCCGAATATTATGAAGATGACAAAGCCTGTTTCGCCATTCAATTTGATGATGAAGTTGGTAAGTTTAAAGGGCCTGAGATTGCTAACTTGCTCTTAGGATATGCCGTATCTATTCATGCAAGCCAAGGCAATCAAGCCAGAGTCGTAATCGTTGTAGTAAGCAAAGAGCACAAGCGCATGATTAACCGTAATTTGCTATATGTAGGGTTTACAAGAGCACAAGAGCATCTAACTGTTATTGGAAATAAAGGAGCGATTGAAAATGGCATGAAAATAGAAGAAACGGCGATTAGAAATACATGGTTAGGAGATATGTTGAAAGGAGGTAAATAAATGAAAATTATAGTATCTGAAAATGTAACTCATTTTCATGAAGTTGATTTATCAGAAGAACTTGATGTGGAACAAATTATTGAAATGGCAAATAGGCTAAAAAAAAGATGTGATACCGGATATGAAGCTGTGTCAACTGTTCTTGAAGCTTATAAACAAAAATTTGGATTTGATTACAAAGTTATTCCAAATGCTTGTGGAACAGAATGTGAAGAAATTAACTATGAATATGCAATTGAAGAATAATTAATAATTTATTTACAAATTATACTTGATTTATTTATATTTCTGTGATATAATAAATATTCTTTCATTTATGGGAGGTGATGTAAAGTGCCAACATTATTTAGTACAGGGTGTCCAAAATGTCAAATCCTTAAAAACAAACTAAAGCAAAAAAATATTGAATATATTGAAGTAAATGATACTCAACAAATGCTTGATATGGGTCTAAAATCTGTTCCTTGGTTAGAAGTTAATGGGGAAATGATGGATTTCAATCAAGCAAATAAATGGATTAACGAACAATAAGGAGGAAGTATAATTTGGATATTACACTGAAACTGTCTAAAGATTTTGAACGTTGTCTTGAAGATTTAAAGAAAAAATACGGAGAAGATTTTGAATACATTAATGGTATTCATCCCAGCCAGCTCGATTTCTCTGAATTTATTGATAAATTTGTAGACAAAGATACAGTAGCAGATGCTTCAGTAGACCCTAATGCCAATGCTAATCATAAAGATATTCGTAGCTTTATGACGGAGAAAGGCAAAAGCGAAGATAAACTTTTTGGTCTGAATAAAATTTTTCTTACTATCAAAAAGCAATGGGGACTTCGTACCGCAAAGCAATGGCTTGAGCAAGAATTTAGCAAAGGCTTTTATCTAAATGATAGTACATCTGCAAGTTATTTCCCTTATTGCTGGGCAAATGACTTAACACGACTTGCTACTGAAGGACTTTTCTTCCTAAATAAGTACAACCATCAACCCCCTAAGCACCTAACTACTTATTTTGATGATGTAATTGAATTTACTTCTTTCCTATCTAACCGTCAATCTGGTGCTGTTGGTCTACCCAATGTAATTATTTGGGCATGGTATTTCTGGAAAAAAGATGTTGAAGAAGGATACTATATGAAAGACCCTGAATATTATGCTCGTCAACAATTCCAGAAGTTTATTTATCGTCTAAATCAGCCTTTCTTGAGAATCGACCAAAGCGCGTTCACAAATGTATCCATCTTTGACCGGCCTTATCTTGAATCTCTATTTGGTGGAATGGAATTTCCCGATGGAACATATGCTATTGACCATATTGAAGATTTAATTGATTTCCAAAAAGTTTTTATGGATGTAGTTAGTAATATTCGTGAAGAGAACATGTTTACTTACCCAGTACTCACATATTCTCTTTATTACAAAGATGGAAAGTTCCAAGACGAAGATTTTGCTCGTTGGTGTTCTAATCATAATATTAAATGGTCCGACTCAAATTTCTTTGTAAGCGATAACATTGGCGTTCTATCCAATTGTTGCCGTCTACTATCTGACACTTCTAAACTAGACGCTTTTATTAACTCTATTGGTGGCACAGCCCTAAGTGTAGGTTCTTGCCGTGTAAGCACTATTAACCTTGCCCGTATTGCATATGAATCCAAACTAAATAAAAAGAAGTATCTTGACATTCTTCGTGAGCGTGTTCTTCTTGATTGCAAAGCACTAACCTCTATGCGCCACATTATTAAACGTAACATTGAAAAGGGCTTACTTCCTAATTACCAAGACGGCGCTGTTGAACTTGATAAGCAATTTTGTACCATTGGTGGTATTGGGATGTATGAAACCATGGATATGTTTGGTTTAATCAATACTGATGAACTTGGGTACAAATCTTATTCAGATGAAGCTGTTACATTTGCAACTCAAATCCTTGATGTAATGAATGAAGTTAAGGATAATTTTGAATGTGACTTTAGCTTTAATATTGAAATGATTCCTGCTGAAAATTGCGCTGGTGTTATGGCAACAGCTAACAATCTTCTATTTGAAGATGACCGTTACTGGATTCTATCTAATCAGTGGATTCCTCTAATGGAAAAGTGTACGATTCAAGAGAAGTGTCGTCTTGGTTCTCTATTTGATAAGAAGTGTGGGGGTGGATGCATCGCTCACATCGACATTGAGAACCGATTCCCCAATGAAGAGACTGCATGGGATATGCTTAACTATGTTGCTTCTCAAGGCGTAATTTATTTTGCTTTTACTACTAAAATTTCTGTATGTGAAAATAAACACGCCTTTATTGGAACTAAAGAATGCCCTAATTGTGGTAAACCTGTAGCAGATACTTATGCAAGAGTGGTAGGGTGAACGTGTACTGCCCAATTTGATGGTAACATCTTAACGCCACTATAAATAAAGCAACTCCGAATAACAGGGGAGGCCCTTAGAGCCTATATTACCAAGCCCCAAAGGTGGCAACTCTAATCAAGTTGGTATGGTAAAAATATATAGGATTGGGTAATCCTGTGGCACAGATTTTAAAAAAATAAGGCCGCAACGACTACCAAGGAGTATCCAAATTGGATAATGGTATAGTCTAATCCCTTTATAAATATTGCGAAAGCAAGGGTATAAATGTCTACACTCCCGTAAGTAGCTATCAAAAAATTCGTAAACGAGAATTTAACAGTCGTAAGTGGTATGATGTTCTCTCTAAGAACGAGGTTATGTAATGAGAGTCAAAGCCATTGTTGAAGAAGACTTCATCAACTACAAACTTCCTTCCATGTTCATTTCAACTTGTTTCTGCGATTACAAGTGTTGCACAGAACTAGGGCTTGATATAGGGGTGTGCCAAAACGCACCCCTTGCCCAATCTGAGAACATTGAGATTCCAGATCAAATCATATATGAACATTTTGTGAACAACCCTATCACCAAAGCAACTGTAATTGGTGGTCTTGAACCAATGATTCAAATAAATGAAGTCATTGATCTAATCAACTTATTTAGAAATCAAGGCGAAGATTGTCCTTTTGTTATCTATACGGGTTATTACCCTAATGAAATATCTGAAGAATTAAATTTATTAAAAAAATATAAAAATATTATAATTAAATTTGGACGATATATCCCGAATCGTCCCAAAAAATATGATAATATACTTGGTATTGATTTGGTTTCAGACAATCAATACGCAGAGGTGATTAGTTGAAAATCAAACTAACTGATGATGTTGAACTTCGTAAACAAATTCAGCAGGCATTAAAAAATAATGAAAATTATTGCCCTTGTCGTCTCGAAAGAACAGAGGATACTAAATGTATATGCAAGGATTTTAGAGAGCAAAAATCAGGTGTTTGTTATTGTGGGCTTTACATAAAGGAGGAAGACTGATTGCCAAAAATTACAAATACAGAAGTATACGGACTAGAACGATCTATCCGAACAGCAAAATATCCTAAATCAGTAAATATTGACAACCTTAATTCTGATCTTACTGAAGGAATTAAATCATGTGCTAATTGCAGAACAGGAGAAGGCCATGATAATTTTCTTAAAGGAATTATTGTTCAATTTGATCTAACTTTTAGCAATAAAGCTTGGGTTGAATTACAACGCTATCATTTCATCGACTTTGTGTCAAGTCAGTCCACTATGCACAAGATTACAAAATTTGATATTAAGCAACAATGTAATCGTTATGTAGACCCAAGAATTATTGATATTGTACAGACAAAAATCAACGAATATAACCGACTACAGTCCTTACCTGTCACTGATGATCTTAACTCAACTTCACAGCGCCAAGATATTCTTAATGAACTATATCTTGAAATTTTGTATAATGTCCCTGCCGGTTTTGAATTAACGGCTGCTATGACCACTAATTATCAACAACTCAAAACCATCTATCAACAGCGTAGACACCATCGTCTAAAAGATTGGGAAGTGTTCTGTAGTTGGTGCTTAACCTTACCACTATTCAAAGAATTATGTATCGACCGTAATAATTAAGGAGGAAAATTAAATGAAGATTCGCCTAGACCTATCTGCCCAAGACCTAATGGAACTAAATGACCCTGAAACCGCTTCTGTTGTTATGGCTCAAGCCCATGATATGCTAAGTAAGATTTTTGATGAAAAGGATAGCCTAATTAAGTGTAGCATTACTGTAGATGATAAGGAGTAAACAATGATTCAAGTAAATGTAAAGCGACTATCTGACACTGCAATTATGCCTACCTATGGCTCTGAAAAAGCCGCTGGTATGGATTTATATGCTGATACTAAATCTCTTGGTGTCGATAAACTTTATATCGGCCCTGGTGATTGCCTGAAAGTACCCACTGGCTTTGCCTTTGAACTGCCCGAAGGATATTGTACTCTAATTCTTGCACGTTCTGGGCTATCAACTAAAAAAGGACTTCGCCCCGCTAATTGTGTAGGTCTATGCGATGAAGATTATCGTGGCAATTATATTGTACCTTTGTACAACGATTCTCATGAAGGCCAAGTAATTGAACATGGGGACAGAATTGCTCAACTAATGTTTGTACCTTATATACAAGCTTTTTTAACAGAAGTAGATAATTTAACTGAAACTGACCGTGGAGAAGGCGGTTTTGGATCAAGTGGTGTATGATTTATCCAACATTATATATCGATCAAAATAATAATCAAAATTTAATCAATATATTTGACACAGAATTTGATAATGAAAATCCTGTATTATCAATGGAAGGAGATAAAGAAGTTTTCTTTACTCTATTTAAATTATTTTTAAATCAATATTCTATTGGATTTAACAACGGATATGAAGTTGGTTTTGATGATGCAGAATACGGTGATACAATATATGGTGAATATGAAAACTAAGTAAAAAAAATAAGGGCTAAGGTTAAAATCTTAGCCCTTATTTTTTATTGACAAATAAACTAGTATATGGTATAATATAGATAGTTCAAGAAAGGAAAATAATTATGAAAATTCTTTTTGATTGTGATGGCGTTATTAATAATTTTCAAGAACATCTATTAAATCATTTAAATAAAATTCACAATACAAATTATAAATTTGAAGATATTACTCATTATGACTGGTTGCCAAATACTTTTGAAAACTGTTGGGTTCCAATTGAAGAAAAGTCTTTCTGGGATACTATTACCGTTTATCGGGAAGCAATTGATACAATAGAATCACTAGTTAAAAATGGACATACTATCTATCTAGCAACAGCATCGCATTTTACTCCAATTCTTGGTTATAAAATTACAAAAATGTTAAGTTATTTTGATACAAATTTAGTAGGAGAAAGAAATGTTATTGTTGGTAAAGATAAATCTATGATTATGGGGGATTTACTTGTTGATGACTTTCCTACAAATTTGGACAAATTTAAAGGAATGACAATTTGTTTTTCTCAACCATGGAACAAAACTTATAATAAAACAAAAAGAACAAACAACTGGAAAGAAATTGAATCAATTATTAATCATATTTAAAAAAGTAAAAAAATAGGGACAGACTCAATTAAGAATCTGTCCCTATAATTATATTAGCCACCAGCAGAAGTTAAAGTAGCTTGAACGATTTGGTCACTATCAGCAGTAACTTGCTGAGTAAATTCTTCATATCCAGCAGCAGTTACAGTCACAGTATATTCTTCATCAATGCCATCGAGAGGATATACATTAGTAAGACCAGCAAAAGGTTCTACAGGTTCCCCACCAGAAGCCAATTCAACAGTAATAGTATATTCAGCTTCAGGAGGATTAACAAGAACCTCTAATAAATGTCTATCAATAAAATCAAGAACGCCCTTATCGTCTTTACTAAAAAAGCGCCCGTCGCAATCAATACCACATGATGTACGAACGATATTGGCAAGAGGAATATCCACATCAACACCAGCGGAAGTAAGAAGACACTTGCCGTCATGTTTTACAGTTTCAAAAAGAGTGGCATCCCATAGTTGACCACAAGGAGTTGTAGTTTCAGTTAAAGGGTTGTCGCTATGAACATCAACAAGAGTAATGATGCCATTTCGAATTTCAAAGGTATCAGAATTTAATTTAATGCCACCACAAAAGTTTGTCATTTACTCACTTCCTTTAACTATTTGCAATCAACCCAGCGGCACGAAGAGAAGCAAGTAGAGCATTGATGGTTGTAATAGCATCAGCGGCTTCAGAACCAGATACATCAGGGACGGCCACACCTTGCTTAGAAGGGCCAGCAGGCCCTTGGGGACCTTGTATACCGGGGTCTCCTTTGGGTCCTTGAGGGCCAGCAGGCCCTTGTTGTAGTACAAAGTCTAGCACAGCAGCAGTTTCATTACCAGAGTTGGTTACAGCAGGAGCATCACCGCTAGATACAGAGCCAATCTGAATAGTAGCAGCTTGTCCAGCAGGACCTTGAGGACCAGCACCACCACCGCCAATAACAGACAAAACTTTATCTTTGTTAAATTTTAATGTGCTATCATCTATATACCAACCACCACAAGGGATTTTAATTTCTGCCATTTAAATCATCCTTTCTTAATTATTATCAAATATGTAATATTGTCTAGCAAAAATATTTGTCGTTTCTGTACTTTTTAAAGTTACAGTATAACCGTAAATTACTACCATTTAGAATAATAGTTTTATTGTTTACAAAAATTGATTTTTGGTCTGTACTTAACCTATAATATTTATTAAATCTTAATTGTGTTTGATAAGTCTCTCTTCCTAGCGTAATCAATCATATCCGCCTCTATTATATGCCAATCTGAGTTAATAAATAAGTAACTATGCCGCCAATCGTTAACATCATAATTTTATCAATAATTGAATCCCATCTTTTAGCTGGTTTTAACTGTTGATTTTCTTGCCATTCTAACATTTTTGAAATATTATTATCCATATTTTTCAATTGTTCATCTAATTTAGCGTCTCTTGCTATTTGCGTTCTTTGCCAGACATAAAAATCTTCATGAAATTTACTAGACTTATTTCTCCACTCTTCTAAATCATCAATTCTTTTTTTTAAAATTGCAGCTTCTGCTAATCCTAAGCAATCTTGTTCCGGAGCAATAATACATTTATCTATCACATATAGCCTCCCCTTATCATTCATAAACTAGGTACATTTTTCCAGTAGCCAACGAACTTGAACCGGCTGTCAAATCTGTTGTACTATATGTATAATCTGGAGCAGCCCCTATATCATCTAAAACTTGGCTAGGAGTTCTATAATATACCCAACCACTACCATCAAAAACACAAATCCCTTTATAGCTGCTAGAACCTAAATTAGTGGTGGCAGTAGATTGTAACCAAGTTCCTGTTAAATATTTACCAGTCAAATTTCCTGTTAAAGTACCACCAGCCGTAGATAAGGCTCCAACATCTGAGGCCGACAGTGTGATATTACTACTCAGGGGCTTTCCGTTAACCGTTCTACTAGTTTGAACTTTACCATTTAATTGTGTTTGAATACTAGACGAAACACCATCAAGATAATTAATTTCTTGTGTCGTTACAGTAGCACCATCTAATTTATTTAATTCTGAAGCAGTTGCTGTAATCCCTAAATTTCCAAGAGTTGGAACCCAAGTGTCTGGCCTTGCCCCTACATCGCTTGCGCTTAAATTAACAGAACCGGTTTCTCCATTGACCGAAATTACAGGATAAGGAGGAGGATTGCTAGCAGAATATTGTTTAACATTATCAACATTACTCAAGCCAATTTGTGCTTTTGTTACTTCATGTGGATTATCCGTATCAGCAATATGTGCATCAATTTTATCATCTGCTGCTGTAATCAATGCTCTAACTACTTCGTCTTGGAAAGGTAACGCAGTGTAAGAACTAGTCCCATCACCAATCTTAAATCTAGTCTCCCCTGAATTTGTAACTACAATGGCAATCTCGCCATTCAATAGCACGGGATTGTTTGCAGTCCAATTAGAACTCGTATCTTTCTTCCATTGAATTCTTGAATTAAATTGTTTTGTAACCATTAACTATATTCCTCCTTAGCCATATAGGGGTACCCGTTAAATCTAACGAGCACCCCTTTTGAATTTTATTAGATTAAATTAGATGACAGAACTAGAGCTACCGCAATTGAAGATGAGATAATCGCCGCTTGTCTGAATAGCATCTTTGATGTTACCAGTCTTACCAATTAGGCTTACAGCAGAAGCATCGATCTTGTTTGCAACATCAGTCTGAAGTTCAGCAATATCAGCCTTGTTAGTGGTGTTGTCACTTTCGAGAGTATCAACACGGTCAGTTAGACTGGTCAAATCAGTGACAGAAGCTTTAGCAGCCAAATCAGTAGTTAGGTTAGTAATCTTAGACTGAGGCAGAGTAGGGATGTCATCTGCAACAATAGCACCAGTTTGTACACTAATAACGCCATCAGTTTCCTTAATGGAAGTAATCTTATTGCCAGTAGCAACAGACACAGCGGTCATATCAAGAGCCTGAATAGCACTAGTAATATCAGCAGGAGTAGCTTTGGCGGCTAGATCAGTCACTAGATTAGCAATCTTGCTTTGAGCAATATTAGCATTAGAAGCAATATCGGCATCTACGATAGAACCCTTGACAGCATAGCTGGACTCGTCACCTAGTTCACGCCAATTTTTACCATCATAAACATATTCCTTGGACTGATAAGTTACTACATCACCAGAAACCCAATTTTCATGACCCTTAACGGTAGCAGTACCAGTGCTGGGGTCAGTAGTAGATTCACCAATATAGTGCATAGCACCAGATAGACCAGCAACGGCGTTCTGTACATCGGTCATAGTTGCGGCTTTATTGGCGGAAGCGTTGTAAGCGGTATTGAATACGATAGTATCCTGCTTACCGTTTAAGGTAGTCTGAAGGTCAGTAATCTTACTGATGCTTAGGGCAGGAATGTCGGCTTCGGTTAGGGATTTCTTAGTTACAGCGATAACGCCATCAGTCTGAGATACAGAACTAATGACTTCACCAGTGGTACAAGTTTGACCATCATTATCAAGAGCGTTGATAAGGTCTTGGGCCTTACTAGCGGCATCACTAACAGCGCTAGTTGCTTTCTGGTCCACATACTTCTTGAGGCCATTTAGGGTAAGGTCAGAAGCAGTGTCCTCAGCAGTACCAGTTAGAGCAGTTTGAACACCAGCGGCGGCTCCAGCATCGTCATAAGCAGACCTTTCAGTATAAGCAGCAGACCCTAGACCATGAACAGCAACATCAGTACCATTAAAAGCCACTGTGCCGTTAGTAGTACCTTCAGTAAGAGTATAAGTAATAGTAATAGTGCTTACATCCACCCAAGAAGCAGAATCATTTTCTTTAGATTGTAACTTAAAAGAAGTGTTGCCATTCTGAACTAGCTGATAAGTAGTATTGGTATCTTTAATTTCACCAGCAATAAAATCTTCTAGGCCAGTGATGCTAGTGGCGGGTAGAGTAGGATTGCTACCCTTTAAACTAGGAATAACATCAGCGGCAGTAGCAGAAGCCCAACTTAATTCACTAAAAGAACTGGTGCCATTACCAAACTTTAGTAGAATAGCAGGCTCGTTTAAGCCACTTCCAGCACCAGCAGGGACTACACAAACAGCAGCTTCACCAGCTAGAAGCACAGGATTATTAGTAGTCCAATTTGTATAAGTATCGTACTTTAGAGAAATACGAGTATTGAAAGTTTTAGTAGCCATAATTTAGAATCCTCCTACAATAAATAATAAATTTAAGAAATAACAGGAGCGGTGCTAGAGCCACCATTAAGAATCAGTGCATCTCCAGCAGTCTGTGCTAGCTTCATAACATTGATACTGTTTACTTCCATAGAACCATTAGAGGTTACGGTCACGCCATTCTCAGCAGCAGTGCTTTGAACAACGCCAAGAGCGTCTACGGTGGCAATAGGAATATTAACAGCTTTACCAGAAATTTCAAGTGGCACACTATTTAAGCTAATGCTTTCAATAACATTTACTTCAGCGCCAGCTTCAATACCATTTAATTTTTCAAGCAGAGTATTAGTAAAGTCATTTGCAGAAAGGCCTTTGCCTTCCTCCGTATCAACCTTACCGGCCAGAGTATCAGTAAGCCCAGTTACTTGGCTTTGAGAAATAGAAAGAATACTAAGTTGCCCTTCAGGAGAAACTTCAAGTTGACCATCTGCAACGCTTTGAATGTTTAGAAGATTCGTTAGTTTAGTGATTAAGGTATCTTGAACAAGGCTAGAGCCGCTTACCTTATCTACCTTATTGCCAAGTTGAGTAATAGTGGCATAAGTTTCAGCCGCTTCAGCCGTAGTCAAATACCCAGTTAGATCAACAAAGCCAGATAGAGCATCAAAATAATAGCTTCCATCCACTTCTACTACAGCAACATTTGTATCAGCAGGATATTTTTGGCCTTGTTCGCTTGGAATAAATGTAGGACCCGCCGTAAAAGCATCAGTAACATTATAAACATTACCGAGATTATCAGCAGAAGGAATTGGAAGAGAAGCAAATTCTACTGAGCCAGAGGGCTTGTAGGTAGAAGAAATAGCTGCCGCAATCTTTGCATCAGTTTGAGTTTGAGTATAAACATCAGATACATTGGCTTTTGTTTCTAGGGTATCATTGATAGTACCTACATCACCTTGAAGCTCGGAAACATCGGTTTGTAGTTGACCTACGGTTTGTTGTAGGCCTTCAACAGTAGAACTATCAGGTGTATACCATTCAAGAGAACCACCATCTCCAATGCGAGGTTGCTGTCCAGGTTGAGCTTCAGAAAAGCCTACAAGTTGTACTTTACCCTCAACCACGGTAATGGATTTTCCATCGCCAAGAACAGTAGAGCCTACAGGTTTCAAAGTCTTGTCAGGTTGAATGACATATAGAGTAGCTACACTAGATTCAACAACTACTACGGTTTGACCAAAGAAATAAGTGCCAGATGCACTACCAACCTCAACAGCGCCCTCAGCGGCAGTTTGAGCCGCACTTAGACTGTCAAAATAATATCTAGCATCAAGAGGGAAAGCTGTCTGAGGATTGAACGCAACCGCGAAATTAAGTTTACCAAATTCTGCCATATTCTATCCCCCCTTTAAATAGTTACCTTATAGGTATTTTGAGTGTCATTTGCATTGGCGTAGTTGGTGTAATATACCTTATATTCAATAGGATTATAGCCATTTGCGCCAGCTACTTGAGCTTGAATTTTGGTAAAGGCAGTTTTAATTTCTGCATTTAAGCCATTAGCATCAAGAACAGAAGTAGCATCTCGAATAGTTGCAGGATAAGCAAAAATAACACTTCGAGCACCAACAGGAATAGAAATATTCCATACAGTACCAGCAGTTACAGCCTTATTGGTCGCAGTTAGAGCACGAATGTCATTAGATTCAAATGTACCACTAGATTGAGAGGTAGTAGTTCCATAGAACCCATTGCGATAACCAGAAATGGTGCCCTTTGTTGCAGATTTAGAACCAGCTTTAATTTGGCCATCGGCATACTCTTGCCCAAGAGCAGTATTGGGAATAGTGCCAGCGCCATAAGAAGCCGTAGCAGTAATAGAATAGCTAGTGCCGTCAACAACTTGCATTTGAGGAAAAGAACCAGAAGCAGCAGTAAGGGTATTAGGCTTGGCGGCGTTGTCCACTACATTCCAACTAGTAGCAGTAATACCAGTCGCAGGGCCATATTGATAGCTACCAGGATTTAGAGTGGCCGTATAAGCAGGCGTTACATTAGTGCCAACTTCATAAGCCTTAAAACTAGAAGAACTAATGTTTACAGAAGGTTGAGTAATAGAGGGGTTTGAATCCGTTGCAAAGGCGTTCAGCAGAACATCAAGTAAGCTATCACCATTCGAAGGAACAGTAACCTTACCCCCACTGGGAACGTACTTGCCAAACGTTTCAGTAAACACAAGGTCTTGACTAAACATAACTTGACTAGCATCTACTTGAATATCTGCGCCACTGTTGGCATAAGGTAGGTCGCCCCAAGTAGTAGCACCGTCACCAATCTTAAATTGACCTTTATGCTCACCATCATTAGTGATGCAAACTTCACCAACTAGAGGAATTGCAGTATTGGCTACTAAAAGCCAATTGGCCTCGGTGTCGTTTCTTAATTGAATACGAGTATTAAGCGTAATATCTGCCCTTATACAAACTCCTTTATGTTATTTTTTCAAAGGCGTTTCCGCCGTTTATTGTCTCTACATCAAGAACCGTACCTTCTTGAATCTCATCGTATAATTGTTTCGTATCTTGATATATTTTTTGAATATTTTCTTCAATTTGATAAAATTCACTCGGGATTGGGTCCCATTCTTTTGATGGATCGATTGAGTTTTCTACCCAAACTTGAAATTTTTCGGTTCTAAAAACTTCCCCTGTATCATATTGATTTGCTACAAACTGCATTTCATATCTTCCATCAAATGGCATCATATCAGCAGTTAAATCAACATAAATAATATTGGTATCTTGTTGTCGGTTTAAGTTGATAACATTATATTTTTCTGGCTTAATCATATATACATACAAAGTATATTGCCAAGTATCATCTTTATCGGTAGTTGCTTCAAACCTGTTAACCAAGTTATTCAACTGAAAACCGATAATTTTATCACCGGTAATTGCTACCTTAGTCCCAGTGATTGTAATTTGCATAGGTTCCATTATCTCCCTCCTCTCGGAAGAAAAATTAATTGCCCAAAATAGTCTTTAACTTACTAACGGCATCTCCAACATATCGTACAGTCGCAGTAAGGAAAGCACCAATAATAACTAAAGCATCAATCGTCTCAAGAACTTCCTGAGAAATTTCAATGCCAACATAAGTGGCATAAGCAGGAATAACACTTACAACAATGCTCAATAGGGCGATGCTAAGAATCAAAACAATAAACTTGACAATACTTTTCTTAATTAAAGTCCAATCAAATGTACTACCATCAACCTTAACATTCTTCCAAACACCAAGACCCATGTTAGCGAGATAAGCACCCATAAACAACCCAATTCCAACGCCAATCTTTTCCAAATTCGTTAAAATTAAAATTAAAATATTATTCATATTCGTTTCCTTTCTATCTTGTCCAACTTACCGAGACAGTAAAATCAACATTTGGAGTGGAATCACAAGTAAATCTAATTTGATTTTGCAAAGATTCAATTCCTGTTCTAGCATTGAGTAAACTATAAGCTTTATCTTGAGCTATCATTTCTTCTTGCGCGCCCGTTAAAACTTTTGTACATATCAATATATCAGTAGGCATAACGCCGTCCAATGATACTGTTTGTTGATTATTGCTCCATTCAGCAGCATCTAATGTAAATTGATAAGGACCATAACTTTCTCCAATATTCCATCCAAGCACTTGATCTTTTGTAGTTTTTGGATATAATGGAACCAAAGTGCCATCATTGGCCTTTATGATCGTCGTGAAACCTAAATTAGACGGCATTATGTCACCTCCTTAAATACTAACCGAACATTAATTGACCCACTAGGTTGGGTATATAATCTGGTAATATTCAATTGATTTGATGTAACCGAAAATTGCGTAATTGTATTATAATCAGATTGGGCTTGACTGCCAGTTGATATTAAATACATCTCTACAGGCGCATTTACTTGAGCATCAGTTGTAGTAATAGCTACTGTCTGGCTTATATCAGCCGTAGTTGGAACAGGAATGGTTACATTGATTGTTGAATATTGAAACAAATTAGTCGCGTCAGTAATTGCTTGAACGCTACTTTGGGGGAATAAATCAACGAAACTTAATCCCTCATTATAGGTCAACCTAAAATTAATCGCCAATCTATTCCCTCCTTTACTGAATTTGAATAATCAATGGTACATCGATTGCTGGAGTTGAACTTGTAGACAATACAATATTAGTTTCATTAACAGATAGGCTAAGACTATTGTATACCGCATATTGACTTTGAGTTATGCCATTGGCCGGTAAGACATTAACGAGATTGTTTGCGGTCAAAAACGGATATTGATAGGTATAGGTTTGATTGACCCATTGATTCGGTTGAATATCCAAATCAATATATAAAGCCATTGGTATATAATCATCAAACCCATCAAGCCATCTAAATAGAATGTTTGGATACATTTCTTCCCAAGAATCTGTATCAGTATTATATCTATTAAACTGTCCAATTAATGGAGTTGTAGAAGTTTGAGTTAATGGGTCGACTTGGGTTTGAAACCACACTTCATTTTGAACTGGATTGGCGGGTGCTGTTATACCGACATTAATTTGTCCAGGATTAATTGTAAGAAATATTCCCCATGTAGTTGAATCGCTTCCCGGAACTACATTGGTATTTTGAACTAAAGCAACATATATATTTTGTCCATATACTACAAGGTCGTTTATATTATAAGTATTGGTGTCATTCCATGTATAGCGCATATTTACATCAATACCCGAAGCGCCTTGCTCACCTCGAAGCCCAAGATATAACCAATATGTTGTATTAGTAGGTAATGTACCAATAGGCGGTTTAGATATACACATATAAACTTCATTATTATAAGCAACAAAATTAAATGGTGTATATTGAGCACTTGTATTCCATACGCCATGAGAAATAAAATTGCTGATAAGCGTAGAATATTGCGTAGCGAGATTAGATAAAAATACAGGAACAGCCGTATTATATCGCGTCTCTAAATCTAATACGCCTGAAAATAATATATTTATCAAATCAGCAATAAACGCTTTACCTTGAAGTTGAGTGGCATTATTTGACAAAAGAGATAACGCTTCTGAATATTGACCTGTTGACCAATATTGTCGAAGTTGAGATTGTAAAGAAGCATCAGGTATTTGAATGTCTTGATAATGATAAGAAGGAAGGGTATTGGGATTTGCCATAGTATCACCTTCTTTTTTTTTTATATTAACCAGTTCCAACTATTAAATTACCACTAGCATCATATGCTTGATATCCACTTGCAATGTTCGATGAAGAAGCTGGATTAGTTAATGGAGCTAAATAAACATAATTAGTAGGATTACTGCTCGTATTAAACCACAATCCATCTACTTGTAAATTTGTTGGAACGGTATCTTGAATTGGATAAGTTACCGTTTTAAGATTCATAACCAATTGCCAATATTGAGGATTGGTATCGGGAAGCCTATTTTGACTTTCTTGAAGCGCCATCCATAATGCGCCATCACATGTAACTGCATCATTAGTTGCGTATTGTTTTGAACTATTCCATTCTTGACGATAAGACAATCCTTCGCCTGAAGCTCCTTGTTGGCCTTGGATTGTAAGCAAGCGCCAATAAGTTTGATTTGTAGGAGAAATCCCAATGGGGACATTAGACAACGCAATGTAAACAAAGTTTAAACCAGAAGTTGTATATGATACAAGATTATTAGTAACATATGAAGTGCCACTTTGCCAAACACCTTTATATGAAAATTGCTGGATAGTATTAAGCCAAGATTGGTGAAGATCATCAATATAAGGCTCTATATCATTTGAATAAAATCTTTCAATGGCCAACATAGCTTGAGAAAGTGTATTTAAATCAACTGCCGTAATTATTTTTTGAGTAGCCTGTGGAATTTGTGTCAATATTTGATTTGCTAATGTCGTATCCCCATTTTGCATAGCAGACTGATATTGCCCAATTAAAGGGCCGTCACTTGACACAATATTCAAAAAAGTAGTAAATTGATCTAACGAATTTGGGAAATTTGTTAGAGACAAATCAGGATATTTAGTAGACATTTTATCAACTCCTTACTGTTAAATTATAGAAGATTCTGGATAAAATTGAATCATATTTATAGTCATTAAATCCGAAGCTGCCAATCCAAAATCTATTGATTTAATAATATATTGATTTGTTTGGTTATTTCTTTTTAATGTATATTCCACCAAAATATTAACATCAATCCACGGAACTGGAACACATGAAATTTGTACACCATTATTCATGTTAGTATGTAGCCATAACTCATATTCTGCTCTTTGTCGTGCAAGATCATCACTATAACAATTTTCATACTCCCCACCATATAGTGGTAATCTAATTTGCCCAACAGTACCATTAATATAAAATGGACTTTGAGAATTATCATCTTCAGCATAACCATAAGATTGTAAATGCCCTAAATAATTCCAATATGTTCCTTTAAACTGTACACAATAATAAACCTCGCCAGACTCAGCAGGAATATCAGACGCAGTTGTACCATCAGACATAAGAATTGGATATTCAGTTAAATTGTTAATTTGAAGTTTATATCCAACATATCCAGGGTTATCTGTTAAAGTAAATCCATATATCATGTCTTCTGTATATTCTGTGATATCTTCAATGGTTAACTGTATAGTAGTACTTGACACCTTTGTAGAAGTAGAAAAATGTGCTGGGTCATGGGTGCGTCCATATACTTCAATTACATTTTTAACATTTTGAAAATCAACATCTAAATTTTCTTTTGTTACAATGCTACTCCATAAAGTATCATCTATATAAACTGGATCACCACTTCCACTTGGAATTGGATGATAATAAAAGACACCATTGACATCAAAAAACATCTCATAATTAGGATAAATATCTCTTAGGCCAGATAATAATGTATAAATAGTAGACCCTTGATCAAACTCTAAGTCGTTCGGTATTGTCCCTGGACTTGGAGCTTCTTCTACTACATATTTCGTAAATCCACCTAATGCTAATGTATCAATAATAGTCTGACGAATATTTTCTCCAGCAGATAGCACAACAGGAGTTCCTGGTAAATGTCCATTTCTAATTCCTGTTAATTTTGCCATTAAATCTAATAAACTTAATGACAAAGTATTTGTCGAAGGATCAAAATTATAACTTGGCGCATCAATAATATAAACCCCACAATTTGTATATTCTATTTCCCCAGTTATTAAAGACATTAATCCTATCCAAACTTTTATATATTTATCTAGCCAAATTTTACCGCCAGCAGATACTTCAAAGGTACTATTATTTATCACTAACTCAATATTCCCTGTTCTTCTAATATCAGAATTTGCACTAATATTTATATTTCCATTTCGACAAACACCTTCAATAGTATCAACTGTTTGAAATTGATAATTTAATAATTCTAATCTAATATATCTGGATTGTATATTTTGCAAAGAATTCCTAAATTGATTTTCAGTAATATTAAATCCGGCCATATTAATTTACCTCAGAAAGAATTCCGTTATTATATAGACTTTGCTGATTATTAGATTCCCCAATTTCAGTCCAATCAAAACTTATTACGGGAATTCCCATACCAGTTCCTTCTTTATAACTAACATCAATATTGCTATTAACAATACAAAGCCAAATATTCCCATTCCAATCTTTTAAAATTTTTGGCTTTTTATCTGTTAAAAAGTTTTTTAATGCATCTTTTTGTTTTACGATTTCCGCTCTATCGATTATTCCTGTTTTTTCAAAATCATCATTTAATATAGTAGCAGTAACATTTCCGCTTTCATAGCTTAAAGCTCCATTAGCAACTACAATTGGATATTGTTGTCCTAAAACTTGAAACACTCCTACTTGCTGATTCCTTTGATTACTAGAATATTTAACTTCATATAAAAATTTATAAATAGTCTCTGCATTTCCAATAAATACTCCATTGAATTTAGACACAATAGAGTTAATTAAATATTGCCCTTCTATCTCTCCAAAAACTGGAACCAAAGCATATTCATAAGTAACATTATCTTGATTTAATAAATCATTAAATATAAAAGACAAATCTTCAACTTTACTAATAGGAATTGTATCCAATGTAAGCCAATCGAAATCTCCTTGTTTTCTTCTTTTAATTTTAATAGAAGAAATTTGACTTATTAAATAATTAACATTTCCTGCATCTATATTATTATTAAAATTTGCGTTCATAATAGTATCATAATCCCACTCAGTAGGGATACTTGTACTAACTGCGGTAGAAGTGTTTTTTGTAATGTTGAAATGATCAAAAATAGAATTTGTTAATTTAACATTCGTAATATTATCTACACTGGAAGGAGCAGTATTCAAAGTATCTCCATCTGCGAAAAAATTATAATTAAGAAATTGTAACATACCACTACCTTCTTCCTAATTAGAATTTGTTAATAATTGTAAACTATATGTATCATTAACTCTATTCAAATATACAACATATTGTTCATTACTTGATAAAATAGGGACATAATTACTAAAAATGTAATATTCTATCCCTTGAATAGACCGAACATATAATTCCATATAAGATTGCAACTCAGTAGAATTTATATTTTCATAACCCTGCATATATTTTAATGTAATAATTTGCCCATTTATATTACTAAATTGTGCTATTGTAGAATATACATTCGGGTTTCTAAACCAAATTCTACTTAACATATTCCCAACAATATTAAAACCTTGATTCCACTGAACATAACTATCACTTTTAGTTAAATCAACTTCTTGTCCATTTATATAGGTAGGAGGACTTGGATTACTTTCTCCTTCAATTAAAACAATATTTGATGTAACTGTAATATACCCTTCATCGCAATTATTGGTTAATTGAACCAAAGCAAATAAATCTGGCTGCTTATATTGTACTGTAAATTGTTGTAACTCTCCTGTTAAAACTGTGCCTTCAACAGTAACACCAGATAATTGAACAAAATAAACGGTATTATTCTCAAATCCAGTAAAAACATATTGATCATTAAAAGGAGGCGAACCATTATCTGTATATTGTATGCCTGAAGTAGATATTTGAACCTGCGAAGAGTTATATAGATTGAAAATATAACTATTTAATGGCTCATTTTGTGTTTGAGTATAAGTAAACTGAAATGCAAACGATGAATTATTTATAACATTATTACTTGGGAAATTGGTAATTGTTAATATAGGGGAAGAATAACACCAAAATTGTATAGGAGTAGAAACAGGAGATTCATTTCCGTTGCTATCAAATACAGATATAACAGCATTATAATAAACTCCGTTTGTTAATTTATCACCGTTAACAATGTGTTCATATCTGAATGTTTCTTGTTTTTCTTGATAAACAATGTCGTTCGTATCATTATTCCGAATAATCAATAAATTTGCCGTAATTTGAGATGACCCAGATGCAACTGAAAAAGTAAAAGTTTGTTGTTGAGTAGCATCAAATGCCGGAACTGATAATAATGTTGGTCTAGTTAAAGCCATTTATAAACCTCCTTTTACTCATAAACTAAATACATTACACCGGTTGATAAAGAGCTTGAACCAGCCACTAAATCGGTTGTACTATATATATATTTTGGTGCTCCACCTATATCGCCTAAAATTTGTGATGGAGTTCTACTATATATCCATCCACTAGTATCTTGCACACAAATTCTTTGGGGAGTTGTTTGTAATTGATTGGATGCTGTTCCTTGTAACCAAGTTCCAGTAATGTACTGACCAGTTAAGTTTCCTGTTAATGTTCCACCCGTTATAGGCAAAAATGGACCGTTTTGAATATTCGCTAAATCTGATGCAAAATCAGATTCTGATCCAGAAAATCCTCCATCTTGCGCATATTGATATGCACTTTTCCCATTTGCTCCGGTTGGGCCTTGTGGACCTTCTATTCCTTGTGGACCACTAATGTTAACTATTTGAGGATTCTCAAGCCCACCATTATTAGACCAAGATAAGTTTCCAGCGGAGTCAACTGAAGGAATAAAGTATGGTCCAGTTGCTCCAATAGGTCCCATTTTTCCTTGACTACCAGTTTCTCCTTTAGGACCTGGTTCCCCTTGTGGGCCTTGTATATTTATACTGTCTGGATTATCTAACCCACCAGTGTTTGCCCAGGATAATATTCCTTCTGTGGATACAGAAGGAATAAAATATGGGCCAACCGGTCCCCTGTCTCCTTGGTTTCCTTGAACTCCTTGTACTCCCTGAATCCCCTGTGGTCCACGAATATTAACAGTATTAGGATTGCTTAAATCCCCATTATTTGTCCATGATAAATTTCCATCTTTATCAACAGAAGGAGTAAAATATGGCCCAACACTTCCTTGTGGACCAATATTACCTTGCGGGCCTTGTTCTCCTTGTTCTCCTTGTAATCCTTGTTCTCCTTGCGGACCCTTAATATTTACTGGGGTTGGGTTTGGAAGCCCACCATCATTTGACCAACTGATCATACCAGTTTCAGAAACAGAGGGAATAAAAGTCGCACTTTTTTCTCCAAAACTTGATTCAATAGGAACAAAAAACCAAGCTAAAGCTTGATTTCCTTGAGGAACAATTACTTTAACAATTGTATTCACATTTGGAATAGCTGTTCCGTAACCTTTAAGAGCATGAATCTCTCCATTATATTTTACATTCCACTTTCCATTATTATTACTAGATAAAACAATTCCATCATAACATTTTGTAGTTTCTTTCATAGATAATGTTAACATATAATTAAAACTTTTAATTAGTTCCTCAATAGCTGAATCCATTCCATTCACTGTATGTTCCCTCCTTCATAAAATTAGACAGGGGCAATAACATTTGCCCCTGTCTAAATGTATTAATTTTTACTAGTAGAAAATTGAACTGTTTTTCTCCAAAAATTATTTTTAATATGTTGTGCAAAATCTTGAGCATTATGAACATTTGGTAAGTTCAAATTCTGTATAGTGACCATTGTATTAGAAAGTCCTTTATTTAATAACGCAGAAGGAGAAATTTTCCCCCAATTCCATAGATTCTTTGTTACTTCTGATGGAATGATACCATCTCCAGAATTAAGAACTCTTAGTTCTGGACCATTTTCTCCTACCAACGATAGACCTCTATTAGTGTTTAAAGAACCACTTGCATACTTCTTTACTGTGTGTTTTACTCCATCTTTGTCTACAATTGTAGTAGAACCATCTGGGTTCTTAGTCCATTTAGAACCATCTCCACCAGTCATAGTAGAACCAGAAGATGCATTATGCACGAAATTAAGTCCTTTATTGCTAGTTATCTTATATCCTTTATCACTGGAAACAGAAGATATATTAGAAGAACCTGTTCCAGAACTAGAACTTTGTGCATTATCTAATCGTTCTTTTAGTTTTTCAAGTTTCTCAGCAGCTTCAGCAGCTTTTTCCATGGCTTTTAAGTATCTTTCTGCAAACTTCTCTGCATTAGAAGCCATGTCTTCAAAGTTCATTTTCTCAATATCGATGCCTAGTTGTTCAGCTATTAATCTTCTATTTTGTTGTAATTCATATTCATTAGCTAAATCTGCCCACTGATCTTTATATTCTTTTAAAATATCCTTCTCATTTTCAAGAGCTTCAATTTTATCATTTAGAGATTGTTCTCGTTGATAATCTTCATATTCTTTTTCAGCTTCACTAACAGCATCAATATCACTAACATATTGATATTGGCCATCTTGATAAACCAACACTTTTTGATTTTTTGCTTTAGCAAGATTATCAAGTTTTTCTTCTAATTCAATTTGATCTTTTAGCTTCTCATTCGATTCATTTAAAGCATTAATTTGATCATCAATCTTTTGAATCTCTGAATCAAAATAATCTTCCATTACATCTGCTAAAGCCTGTATCGCAGAAGCTTCATCATTGTATTTATCGACTAAATCTTCATAGTATTTAGACATTCTTTCGGTTGCTTCTTTTGCCGATTCTTCTTGTGCTTGTCTTGATTCTTCCGCTCTTTCATCTATTTTGTCATAAATACTATTTATTTCGTCTTGATAACCCCACCAAATTTCTTGTAATTCTCGAATCTCTTCAGAATCTTCTGCATAATTTTGTTGACGCAACATATCTGCATAAGAAGAAACAGCTCTTTGTGCGTCTTTATAAATATTAATAATTTCATTAGCATTTCCAACTTGATCTTGTTTGTCTAACAGGAATATTTGATGCTCTTTCTTCTCTAATTCTTCTTTTAATGGTTCTAAAATATCTTCAGCGACTTGACTTGCGCTACCTCCGCCCATAAATTCTTTTTCTTCTAGATTAAGATTAAATCCCAAGACAGAACCGGATTGGCGAAGTCCTTCTACAATTCTATCAAATTCTTTATTACCTTTATTCCGAAGCATAGCTGCATTTGCAGCATAATCATCTGTAGCACTGGTATAAATTTCAGCATCTTGGGCTAGAAGAATAGCTTTTAATAATTCTTGCGCTAAAATGCTTCCTGCTTCTGCGGCTTTGAGTAGGCCCATTCTTAATACATTAATTTTCCCATTGGTGACTTCTACATAAGACGAAAATTCATCTAATGCTGCATCAGATTCACTTAATTGAGAAACAATAGTATTCAATTCTTCCGTAGATAAAGCGACTTGACCAGCAAATCCTTTTGCTAAATTTTCAGCAACTCGTAGTGCAAGCTGAGATTCTTTTAAAGCACTTACCATGTCATATAAAGAATCAGGAGCTTTTTCTCCTTGTTCTTCATATGCTTCTATTACAGAAATCCACGATTGCAATGATTCTTCATTTGATTCCACTGCTAACTTAAAATCTTCTTCTGAGATTTTACCTTCTTTAAAAGCTTCTATTAAACCTCTTATACCATTAGCGGCTTTTTCAAATTTATCTGCTCCATCTAAATATTGAGACGATACTTCTTCTACGGCAAACCCAGATCGTTTTGCCATTTCAATTGCATCCTGCAAATGATCTTTAAAAACCGTTATTCTGCCATCTGCATCTAGCACGCCATATCCCGCAGCATATAAAGAATCTGAAATTGCTTGAAAAGCATCTTGCCATGCAGATTCTATATCATTATAAATTTTACCAGAATAATCTACATAGTCTTTCGTTAAAGAAAAACTGCCTTCTCCTGTATAAGCGCTAGCAAATTCAACTTCTACATTTTCTTTTTCAACCTTTTTCTTAGCTGCTTCATAAGCTTGTTCTTTTTCTTTCTTTAATGTCTCTTCAAGCTGCTTTTGTAATTCTTCTAATTCTTCTCTCTCTTTTATAATATCAGGAGTTCTATCATACCATGGAATTTCATTTATTTCTTCTAGTCTTTGTTTCGTACTCTCTAATTCTTGACTATTTGATTCAATTTGTTCTTGCAAATAATTTAAATCATTTTGTTCAAAATATTCTTTAATTTTTTGGTATGCAAAAAGAATCGCACTTAACGCAGCTCCAATTACAAATAACTTAGACGGAGTTAAAGTTAAAATTTTATTTATTCCAGTAACTTTAGTTGATACTTTGCCTAATAAATTTGGAATTATTTTCATAGCGGAAATTAATCCTGTTCCACCCCATAAAACACCAGAAATCAACCCAGCTTGAATGATAAAATTCCCCATTGGCGTTTTACCCAAATCTAGCAAAGCATTCCCAATATTTAGTATTCCTTTAACTAATTCAGAATCTACAATATCAGAAGAGAGTTCTTGAAAAGAAGCTCTTAATTTTTGAACTTTCGCTTCTAAAGATTCCATATATTTTTCATTTTCTTTTGAAGCCGATCCCGCAGAATTAATTGCTGTTTCTGTTGCTTCTACTGCGTGTTCAAAATTATTCATTAAAGCTAAGAAATTATTAAGTTGATTAGTTCCCGCAATTGTAGAAGCAATATAATTTTTAGTATTAGTATCTAATGTATTCCATTTGTCGGCTAATTTCCCTAATAATTTATAGCTACTAAGCAATTGCCCTTCATTGTCATACATTGAAATATTTAAACTATCAAAAATTTCAGTAATTTTCTTACCGTTTGAAGAAGCATCGTCAAGAACTTGAGCTAAGTTGTTAAAAATACTGTTAAGTCCACGTGCCGCCTTACTTGAATTTCTTGTTTGTTCTGTAATAGAAGTAAGCATGCCTAGTGTCTCTTCCATGCTATTGCCCATCGCAGAAGCAGTAGAAGAAACAATACCGAGACTATTTGCTAATTGTCCTGATGATACTGCAAAATTATTTGCTGTTTCATTACTTAACATTAAATACAAGTGCTAATTGTATTTAGGTAAATAGATTTTTAATAATGTCTTGATATTCTTTGTTTTGTCTATAAAAACTTTTATAAGATATTCTTAATAACTTTATACCGTTTTTAAGGCAATACTCGTCTTTTTGCCTATCTTTCTCTTTTCTTGCTTCAAGATTTTGACTCGCTTCTCCTTCTGAAATATTACTGAACTTTGAAGGCTTGAAATGTTGTTCTCCATCAACTTCTATGCATAGATTTAATTCTGGCAAATAAAAATCAAACGGCATAAGATAATTAGTTTTGATATTACGACAATCATCAAATCTTTTTTGTTTGATATAATTATCAGTATATTTTTGTATCTCATTTTCCGTCAAAATTTCCAGTTTTGACTGAGATTTTGAACATTTTGAACATCTCCAATGTTTTTGTGTTGTGAAATCTCCTAAATTAGAAGTGAAATATTCTCCACAAGGACATTGACAAAACAAGATTGTTTCACAACTTCTTCCACTTTCTTCAAAATCAATAATTTTTACTCCAATTTTGTTAATAATTGAATAGTTTATTAAATTATATAATAGGTTGTCTCTATTAAATTTCAGTGAAAATACACTAAAATGCTTTCCTTTTTTGACGTTATAATAATTGATATATCCTTTATATCCTTCCAAATCTTTACAGAGAATTTTATCTCTGGAATTATTAACCGGTTCTAAAGGTATTAACCCGTTTCTAATAAATTCCTTTTGCAATTCTTTGCCAAAATCGGGTTCTCTCCTTTTATTTTTCCAGCCCATTTTCCTAGCGCATGAACAGCATAAACAAGAATTGTGTGTCCGAATAGTACTCCAATTTTTATAGAAGATTTTGCCGCATTTACATTTAAACTCGAGCGGTAGTTTATTGTTTATATATTCTGTACTTAAAAGCATTACATCAGGTTCTATTTCTCGAACTTGATTTCTTATTTCTTCTATTGTCAATTATCTTTCTCCTCTTATCTATTTACCTACTTATAGTTTCCTATAAGAATCGACTATATCTTTAACTGTGTAAAACAGTTACAGGGCACTTCGAGAGATAGCACTTCTCTCTACTCTACTCGCTTCGTTCATTAAAATGACTTATTCTATTATATCACAAATAGTTATATTTATCAAGAATATATCTTGATTGCTTTCGATAGTCTGTGAAGGTCTATCCGTATTCCAACGGATATTTCCCTGCGGATTGACCATATATCCTTATATCTTTTACAACCTCTTGGTTAATTACTCCAAGCCCCTGTTAATGTTACCATAACAAGTTTGTGTATAAGGCTCTTAGGCATCCACGCATAGCGCAGATAGAATATTATATTCTCTTTCCCGTCAATTCACCCTGTTTTTATGCGGCTAATAAATCAACCGCATCAATAATATGACTAGCATTATCTGCCTCAATTCCAAATGCAACCATTTGAGCAATTATAAAACCAGCACTATCACTTGCTGAAATTGCTTCATCGCTTACATTTTGATACATAGCCGCAATTTGAGCTAATTGAGCCGCATCTTCATCATTAAATCCATTTTTACGGAATTCCAAATATTAAACAACATCGTTACTGTTGCTGGTGTATAAAAGAAATTATTGATTTTTTATAATTTTCGTTTTCATTAAATTCCCAATAAGGAATTCTTAATAATGGAATATTTCTATATTTGCAATATCTTGTTTTGTATTCATCATTTGATTTAACTTCATTTAAACGAGAACTTTGTTTATAATGTAGCTCCCCATCTACTTCAATTAAAATTCTATTTGACGAATCGTACCACAAACAAAAGTCAAATGGTAATATCTTTTTCTTTTTACAATCTGTAAACTTAAATTCTCTTTTGTAGGGAATATTCTGTTCTTCTAAAAAATTAGACACTAATTTTTCATAACAGCTCTTCTTCCTTACACCTTCAGCAGAATATCCTTTGTCTGAATTTAATTTTTTGTAATATTCTATTCTATTAGAAAAATTATTATAATCAATAACAAAAGTTTGTCCAAATTTATTTTCAACCATAACTTTGGCTTTATTATATAATCTATTTTGACCTACTGGCTTTATTTTGTCTATTGGTGTTAAAACTTTGTAGCCAGATGATTCGAATTTGTTTACCAAATCTTGAGCTTGTAAACGTCTATATTCTTGGCTTTTCTTATGGGCACAACTCGTACATAATCCAGGGAATTTTTGCGACATCAAATTTCCTTTAAGAATATCGTTTCTTTCCCCACATTCTTTGCATCGGATTGTAACTTTAATTTGAGACTTTCCTTTTTGCCTAAAACTGCGAATATTTATGCAATCAACACCATGTTTTTTACACCAATCAATAATTTCTTGTTTAGTTCTTTCCCTTAACATTTTACACCTCTTAAAACTTTCGTATTAAGTTTAGACTATATCTTCATCTTTATACAAGATGTAGGGCGCTTCGACTTCACTTGAAGCCTACCGATATTATTACAATCGTAGTCGTTGAACCTTCTCTTAAATCAATAAGAGCTTGGATGCTGATTGTCCAATTCTTGCCTCTGTTACACTTTGGTGTGCAAGACTCTCAGGAGTTTCCAGCAATTCGCCCCATTCTACACATATATCACTATATGCTCTACCTAATTCCTAAGTAGTTGCTTCAATCATTTCAGACGATTACTTTATATTGACATTATTTATCTTCCCAATAATCTATTGTTCCAAAATTTTCTTCAATTTGTTTTTCTTCTTCTAGTTCTTTTTTATTTTGTTCTCTACCTTCTGGTGTAAGCATTTTATTTTTTTCTGTATGTACAAACATAATTAATACTACTATAATACCAAAAATTAAAACTAATGCTTCACCATTTTCTCCTCCAGCAACACCAATTGATGTGCCAACAATAAAGAATAAAAATAAAAAAATTAAAAACATTATATTTCCCCTCCTTATGGAGATTATACTATAAATAAATAATATTGTCAATATTATTTTTGTATTTTCATACAAAACCCGACTATTTCTTCACCCTGTATTATTAGAGGGGCCTCCCACATAGTCTGTTGACACATCCCTCATCAGGACTTCGCAACCAAACCACCATTATAAAAAGAACTTAGGTGTTTCCACCATATTCCATCCCATTCATTGTTAATAGTTTCCCACATTCATGATGCTATAATCTCAAGCAACCATTGTAGTTGAATGGGCTATTAGGTTGTACTGGATTTCGAGAGGTTCTTGATACTGGTTTACTATCCCATTATCCGGGGCCTGACGCTTTGGTTTCCCCGTTCTAGCAACAACAGTTCCCATTTCAGATAATTTAGCTACATAATTATCCAATGCACTTCCAGATAGATCGGATACCTTCTTAAATTCTGTTAATGCCGCATCTAACTCAAAAATTTGTTCTACCATCGAAGATATGATATCGGTAGCAGTGCTAAAAATTTCATTCGCAGCCTGAAATGTTAAGCTAGTAGCAGACATAGATGTATTTAAATTATCTAATTCTTTTTTTGCGTTTCCTGTTCCAAAATTAACTTTTAAATTATTTAACTGTTTTTGTACTGTTGAAGTATTAAGTTCAACATCCGCAAGTATAGAATAATTTACAGCCATATTTCACTCTCCTTTGTTCTATAGATTGTGATTTCGGCAATTATGCTCTTTCTTAATAATTCCCAACATTGCAGCACAAATTAAAATGGCCTCAGCAATATCATCATCGTTAAATTTACTTGATGGAGATATCCACTTTAAATTTAAATTAAATTTATTATTTGCCATCTCAATCGCCCTCCGTTTAAGTATTTCCCTTTTCTTTCCTTCTTTCGTTCCATCGAAAAGCCCTATTGTACTCCTCCATGCCGTAGGAGAAATAAACTCAATCGGAACTTCATTTGAGGCGGCTATTCCATAAATAAATCCCTGTACACCACCCAAGATGACAAGGGTTTTAAGTCCTCCAGATGCCTTTAATGGTACATCTTCCATGTATATTTTCATTGGTTTATATTTCTTTATAATTTGATCTAGCTTAGGACCTTCATGGAATAATCTATCTCTCCAATCTTTCCCATCCGGCTTGATTGCTTCGTAATAAACAAGTTTCTTATCAACAAACACACTTATCCCAGTACAAGAAGATGAAGCATCTATTCCCATGTATATATTATTTTTCGTCATATTTTGTTACCTGCACAGAAGCAGTATGGCCTCTAAAGTTAAGACCATTCTTTCTCATTCCCTCTTCAAAATATTGCTTAATTTTTCTTATACCAATTTTTTTATTTAAAGCTTCCCAAACATCACGTTTTTTTGTCCATGTTCCTTCTCCAAATAAATCGCCCGATAATCCTTGATAAATAATTTCTGCAAGATATGTTGTCATAGGTTGCTGAAGATATTCCGAACCGTGTTGCCATTTACTATAATTTACTGTCAATTCTCTTGGATCATACTTCATTTCACCATGAACAAAATTTCCCAGTCTTTTAACATCAGTATCCCAAGCTTCTTTAAACTCACCAGTACGCTCATATTCTTCTGGTTGATAAGATTCATAAACAATTGTTCTAATTAATTCACGATTATCATTCCATATTTTTTGAACAACATAGTCAATTGCTTTTTCTAAAGCTGGCATAAGAATATTTTCTAATTCTTGATTATTCTTTGCGCTTAATGCCATTTAATCCTACTTCCTTTATAGAGTTTATATATTTTGGCATTTCCTTTAATACTTGTTGAAACATTCTTTGCGTTGATTGAGTATAATCAATTGCTTTATATATTTGTTTTAAATTTGAAACATTCTTTTTTACTGCATCTATAAGCCCACTCTGAAGTAATAATTCATGCCCATATTCATTTATCTCTTCATCGGTTATATCTGTAACATAATGTAGTAAAAGCAGATCGATATTTTGTTGTCTTTCTGCCCAACTATCAAATTTACATACTTCATTTGCAATATGTTGAATTTGAGCATATGTTAAATATGGATTTACAGAAACATTAAAATCATTTAGAACAATATTATTTTTAATTTTAATTTTTTTCATACTTATCTCCTAAAAGTATCACTTTCTAATTTTCCAATCCCCTGATTTTGTTTTATATGCCTTAACATATAATGGTTTTTCATCAAAAGGATTTTCGATTATTTTAATTTCATTATTTATACTAACATATAAATTTCCATGCTTTTCAAAACATACCTTGTACATACCTTTCGGAACATCGGCATTCTCTTTTACTTTACAGGCCAAACCTTCTGATTTAAATTTCCAAATATTATCTTTGTTACAAAAATATGACCAAGGACAACTACTTTTCAGAATTTTACAATAATTGTCTTTTAAGTATTCACACATATGCTACCTCCTTAAAAAAATATGGGGGCAATTAAAGCCCCCATATTATCTTATTTAACCAGTAACATTAACAAGAACATAAGCTGGTTCTACTTTATCTGTGTATCCAGTAAGATTGACAGAAACAACGCATTGCCCGTCAGTATTGCCAGCATTAATCACACCCGTATTTTGCCCAACCGTAGTTCCTGTTGCCGTGGAAGCTGGATTTGCTTCTACCGCAAATGTAAATGCGCTATTTGGCATTCTTTGAGCTGGAGTATTGTCTCCAAAAACAGCTCTAACGATTAGAGTTTCGCTTCCGCTTTGCGCTAAGGTAACATCTCCATTCTCTACTGCGATAGCTACAACATTATCCTGCCAAACCGCGCCATAGATTTCTTCTGTCATCGTTGCATAATATGACTCATCTTCACAAGTATCAGAAGAAGAGACTGCAAGCGCACTACCAGTTAGAGGAACCGTTGCGGCAGAAGCAGCAGCAAGCGTTAAATCACCGCTTCCATCAAATTGGAAATTTGGAATATCAGTAATTAGCCTACCAGCTTTTGGAGAAGAAGAAGAAATAGAAGTTCCTTGAATATTTGCAGGGAACAAATCATTAATTATAACTAAATGAACTGTTTTTGGCACATATTGTGCATTAATTGTAATACTTTTTGCATTTAAGTTTTGATAAAAATACTTAACACAATAAGTATCATTTTGTTTGGCAGAAGGAATTGCCATAGTTGTTCCACTAATCGTACCAATGTTCCATTCTGTTTCAGAAGGTTTACGATACCAACCAATCATGGAACCATTAAATGCTACTGGAGTTTCTGAAACCGTAACAGAATTTCCCACAACTCCAACAGAAAGAGATTCTTCTTTTAATACAATACCGCCTTGCCTTGGGTTGGTTCCAGTAATGAACCCAATATATTTCAAATCAAACATGCAATCCGTAACAGATACGGTTAATCCAGCATCATGGTAATACTTTCCAAATAGCATATTACCAGGACCGCCACGAATTTCTTCGGCGGTAATAGTAAATCCAAAAGTATTTTCAGTAAAAGTCTTAGAAACACCAATTAGTGCATTACTAACTGGATCAAAAATTAGACCCACACCAGGGCCTGCTAAAAAGTTTTGAGAAAACACTATTCTTCCTCCTTAATATTTATAATTTTTTGTTCTACATTTCCAGTGCCGCCCGCCTGTTTATTAAATTGAGAAACAGATACGGTTCGATCAGCAAATTTTTCTTTTTTATTTTTATATATCCATTTTTCAGCTTTATCGGACTGTCCTGATAGTGCTATAATTGGATATAAAGTATTATATTCGCTTTCTTCATAAACTTCTTGAAACAATAATGAATGAAATCGATAAGTCATATCTAATTGGTCAGATTTTAAAATTCCAGTATGAGCACTTATAATAGCTATTTTTCTTTCCAAGCTTGGAGGATCAATATTCTTATTTTTTAAATACATTTCTTCATCTAGGTTCTTTTTTAATTCTGGATTTATATATTCATCATCATAATCAATTAAATTTTGATATAATATAATACGCCTAATATCATCAAATTGGTTTTGTGATATTATAATATCCTGATTATCATAATCTATTAATACAATTTTGTTATTCTTATCAAAAGAAATAATTGGATTTTTAATTTTTAAACATAATATTAGAATATTTAATAATTTCTGTTTATTTATTTCTTCTTTTAATAGAAATTCATATAAAAATTGTAAATAAGACATTTGGATAACCTTAGGATCAGGTACACTATTTTTATCATAATCTAATATATCTTTGCTTAATAAAAAGTATTCGCTATCTTTTAAATAAATTGGATAAATATTTAATATATAACCAGAATCTAATTTATATTCAACTGGCTTGTCAAAGTAAAAAAAATTATGTTTTAAATAACCTACATCAATTGACACAGCCTTCGTCCTCCCCGCTATCTCCGACATTAACACTTAGGAATAATTGATATCCTGTAAATGTCTTTGAATTACCAACAACGCTTCTTCCTAAATCATACCTTGACATATCATCAAAAAATGCCAGCTTTCCAACGCCACCAACATAAACTCCATTAAGTAATGTCAAAATTCTATTTACAAATAAATCTGATCTTGATACTGGAATCCCATTATAATTTACAAGGCTCATCTTTGGACCATATAGAATATCAAAAGCATATATGGTCGGCGCAAGATATAAATCTTTTGCATGAATATAGTAATTATATATCTTCATAATCGTCTTAGATTCAGGAATCGCATCATCTACTATATTAGTAAAAAATACACTATAAGGCTCTTGAGGTCCTTCTTTCCATAACAAGTCCATTTTTTGATTAAATGTCAAATCAGGTTGACTTAAAGCATCATAACCATTATATGCCAATAATTTCCATAAAATTTGTTCCTCTTGCGCTAAGTAAGTTAATATATTATATGGAATAGAGGGTAAACGAGACATTGAATTATACATCTATTTCCCTCCTTATCCTAACATACTTACTACATTAAGAGTAAATTGTGCCGTAATTTGGAAATCTGGTGAAGCGTTTTGCACACTTACATACAATATTTGTGGAGTTGTTGCAACTGTATTTGCTGTAATAATATATCGACTTCCCGATTGTGTTATAGTAAGATATTGATTAGAAAGAACTTGTCCTGTTTCAGAAAGGCTTAATGTTATATTCTGAGGAACCAACAGAGTGCTTCCATACATTACTTCTATTGAAAAATCAATAGATTCAAATTGTCGAATCTTATTAAATGCAGGATTAATTAAAATCAATGGTTTAACAACTTGAGAGTCAACAACTTGAATAGTAATAGTAGATGAAACATTTGGATTTCCATCTAAAGTTGCAGTAATTGTTGCGCTAGACCCAGAAGAGCCAATGATTGTGTAACCACCAGCAACATTAATTAACACCGCATCTTCATTTGAACTAGCCCACAAAACATTTCTTTTAACTTCTTCTCCATTTAATGTAATAGTTGCTGACAAATTTCCTTTAACTCCGTTACTTAATTCCATATTGTCTGCATCAATTTGGATATTATAAATATATTCTCCATTGTAAGCCAATCCATTCTCTATGTCATCTTTGTCATGTATTTCATCTAAATAAAGATCAAGATATAATAAAGTTGGATTTTGATTCGATAAATCCTGAAGTAAAGCATTTTGATATGCCAGTAACTTAAACGGTCTACCATTAAAAATATATCTAGTATTTAATTTAAATAATCGTAATGTATCTTTATTTCCTTGTACCATTACAACAGCATGATTATTTGGCGTAATGATATAACTAGAAACTTGTTGGCTAGGAGAAGCCATATCGTAATCAATAACACAAGGAATAGAAAATATTGATCCATTCTCAGGGTCTACAATTCTCATGGCGTTATTACAACGACGAACAGCAAGCGCCTTCTCAAGCCCATCATATCTATTATAAAAATAACTAATATGGTAGTTATCGTCAAATATATAATATAATCCTTGAAAAACAGGATGCTCAATATCCCTGAACATAAGCTGTGTGAAATCGGCTCCTTGCTTTACGCCACTGGAAGTTGTACCTACGATATAATCAAGCCATACATCAATATCATGATAAGTAGAAGCGCCAATAGCGTCCTGTTCTTGAACAGTATATCTAGCAGATGTACAATCAAATAAATTATCAATCGCCGCTTGTTGTAAATCTCGAAAATAATCATTTGGCGTTTGCAAATATCCACCACTTAAAGCATTTTCAAAATAAGGCAATGACACTATGGCACCTCCTTATCTAAAATGTCAATGATATGAAAAACAATGCGACGCACAGTGTCATGTTCAGCCTGAATGCCTAATTTATAAAGTCCCTTCAAAGCATATTCAATCTCTTCATTTCCATATCCAATATACCATGTTATTAGCCTATCTATATAGTTCCTATAACTTGCCTCAGTTACATTGGTTTCTTGACTTTGTAATTTCTCGAATTGAATTAAAATATCATAAATTCTACCTATTCTTTCTTTCTTGAGCATGCCTTCATCTCCTTAAATAGAGATGTTATCAATATTTTGTAATTGATAATTTGTCATCTTCTGTTCAACTTTTTCTCGAAGCCCATCAAGATAAGTTGATTTTTCTTTGAGGTTCTGTGCGGCACTGTGAGATTTGAATGATCCAGAAGATTGAAGGAGAGCATTGATTTTTCTGCTGTCTTGGGTTTCTTTCTTAAACCATTCGAGAATCCATAAGTCGGCCAAAATACTAATCTCAGCATTAGTAAGTTCATTATTAAATTGGCGAGTTTCGGCAGTATATTCTAAAGATTGATTGCATCTGAAAAAATTAGGAATCGCCGATATAAGTAAATTATCACAATATGCTAAAAATTTAGTTTGACTCTGATTGTATAACTTTATTAGTTTGTAATCGTCAATAAGAGTCAAAGCTAAATCAATAATTGTATCAAATGAGGTGGGCATGATTATCACTCCCCATCTTCATATTCTACTCCACGAAGCAAATCTTGCCCGCATAGTTCACTAATTTGGATAAGAATATTGGCATCAATTTGAACGCCAGCTTCTTTTCTTTCTTTAATCATACGCACAATAATATCTTGCTGAGCCTTTGGAACCGTCTTATAAATTTCCACTACTTCTTTAAAATTCTTATTGAATAAATCTTTGAGTTGCTGGTCAGACAGCATTGTATCATAAACTTCAGTCAGTTCATTCTCTTGAATAAAATCATAATCTGCGATATATACACATCCAGAACGAATGGTATTTTGCATGTTGTTTACGATAATTCTGGCTTCACGTTCTAGGAAAGACCGAGAGTTGAATTGGCCTTCAATCTTCCAAATCTGATTGCCTCTTAGTACAAGAGTGCCAGGAACCATATTAATAAATTCAATATTTCTTTCTGGTTTTTGATTGGTTGTATTAGTAGTGTTTGTATTCATAGCTACTTGCTTAACAAGAAGTTCCATCTGAGCTTGCATTGCTTCCATTTGCTTCTTTAGAAGTTCATTTTCTTGAGAAAGATTATCTTTTACTTCTTTAACTTCTTCCTTTTTTGCAACAGGAGTAGAAGTGGTAGTAGCAGCAGTTTTTTTTATGTTGGTTGCCATAATATTTTCCTTTCTTTCCTTTTAATTCAAAGGAGGGGAGTGATCCCCTCCTATATAACTCTTTGATTAGTCACTAATGTTATAAACAGCAGCTTTAGCAGCAGAAGCATAAGTAAAGGCGTAATTCTTACGATAAGTGAAATCTTCGGTGAGGTCAGCATTATCGTAGAATTGGTTGCTGTTGGTCATCGCATTTGATACTGCGCCCTTGACTAACTTATCTTGAGAAGGACTGACTACAAAGATTTTGTCATTGGGTAGTACCAGACCACCATTCTTAGCGGCAGCTTGGTCTAGTTTCAGAACATCAAAACCATAGACACCACGAAGCAGATTGATGGAGCCACCGTTAGCGTCATAGCTACCACGATAACCAGAAGCACTATCGGGAATAACATTCATTAGAGCAACAGCAGTACCAGCAATTACAGGGCGAACGCCTTGGTTGTAAACTTGTACTTGTTCAGCCATGTTTAGTAGAGTAGCCATGTCAAAAGCGCCAGTATAAGAATAAGGAGCGGATAGAGCACTTAGGCCAGTGGTTAGAGCAGCAACAGCTTCGGCATACATATCTTGTTCGACAGCAGTAACAACTAGACGAACAAATTCAGCAATGCTTTCCTTACCAGCGAGAACACTGTACATATTTACATAAATGGTGACAATGTGTTCTTGAGGAGCAACAATAATATCACCAGCGTGCTTGCGCTGACGGAAAGTAGTACGTTCGGCACGACCACGTTTTCTTCACACATGGGCGCAACCCCATGTGCCGTCTTACCTGAACGTTAAGGCAGACAGCTCATGCTTTCACATGAGACGAGATTATTTCTTCATCTTATATATCCATTTTAATTTCAATATAACTTTGATTGCCCTTGACTAAACAATCAATAGCTTCTATAATTTGTTCCTTTGTAGGAATATCATCTTTTTTATTCCCTTTAATCCGTAATACTTTATATCCTTGTTTTATTAAGAAATAATTCCTTCTTTTATCTTTTTCTTGCCTGTCTTTGTGATAATACCATCCATCATATTCAACATCTATTTTATCTGTACCTAAATTTACCATACAATCCATATTAATTCTATCTACGGGATATCCTCTATAACAATTGTCAATTCCATAGATACTTTCTAATAAATCACAAACAGATAATTCAGACTTAGATGAAGGAACGGCGTTATTTTTGTACAGGGATTGTCGTATCTTAGAAATAACTTCCTCGGCTTGAAATACATAAGGAACACCATATTTTTCAATGTTTTTGTTCTTTATTTTCTCTGCAATTTCAGGAGTATGTGCAACATTTCCCTTACCATATCTTTTTTCATTTGTTTCTTTGATACGGTCTTGAATTTCTTTGGATTGTAACGCATTCTTTACACCAAATTTTGCCATACAAGTTTCTTCTGCTTTTGCCTGTATATCTGAATTTTGTAATGCCATTTTACACCCATATCTATCCATATTAGTTTGCTCTATTTTGTCCTTTATTTCTTTAGATTGACATGGGCGTTCAGTACCATAACGTTGCAAAGAAATTTGTTTGGTTTTTTCTTTTACACTATCCAATTGAAAAGTATTCTCAACGCCATATTTTGCCATACAACTATCTTTGTATTTTAATTTTTGGCATTTTTTACAACAGCACTTTCCAGTCTCTATACTCCTAAGATACAAAAGATATTCAGTTACGAATTCATTTTCACAATAATCACATTGTACAACAATTTTAATATGAGAACTTGGCTGTAAATCTTCCGCTTTAATTTGAATTTTCTTTCTATAACCTGTGAATTCATAACCTTTAGATTCCAACCAATTTTTGGTGGCAGGAGTCCAGCTAATTTCTACTAACTGATTTTTAACTAGCATATATTCACCTCCTATTCGATATATTATATCGTATCTAATTTTATTTGTCAAGTCAAAATGATATATAAGAGCCATATTTTTCGACTGCCATTAGCTTGCAGCCTACGGGGAGATAATCCCCTAATCGTTGAACCTTATCCTGTTCGGATAGTGGATGCTAAACACCCATTTACAAGCACTTAGGATTTAACCATATGCTTATCCTCTTTACTTTTTTCTGCTTTCGCAACATTCACATTCAGGCTTGTTTCATCCTCGTGTTGTAGTGAAAGAGGCTTTAGGGATTCAAAGCAATTAACATGGAATACTTGCCAGTCACCCGACAAGCAGGGCGATATAGTTACCCTTAGATACGGTATATAGAGAGTTGGGCATAACCTTGAACTTGGCGATATCACCAACACCAACATAACGAAGGTCCATAAATACACCAAAGGCAGGAGTTAGAACAGAGGGTAGAATGGCATCAATAGTAGCGTCTACGATTGCAAAAGCAGCCCATTGAACAGAAGGATGGGTCATCCAAGCTTCAGTAGTTAGACCATCACGAGAAACACCAGACTTATGTTCAACCTCAGCAAAGAAAGCCTTGTTTAGTAGAGTTTCCTTTTCAGGAGAAGGGTTATGATAGTTATCATAAGCGGCTTCATAAAAATCAGTATTGCCAGCGGCAAATTGTACAACTTCAGGAATTAGAATAGCCATATTTTTATATCTCCTTTACTATTTTATTTTATATTAAATTAAGCAGTGGCACGATGATAACGAAGTACAGCAGTAGGAACTTCAGTAGCACCAATGGTTACAGTATGAAGTCCTTCAAGAGTGAAATAAGGCTTACCAGCGCCAGAAGCGGCGGCAGCGGCAGCGGTTAGCTTGCCATTTGCACCTACGGTAGCATAAGTATTGGTTGTGCCATCAGGTAGGCCAGCGGTGAAGCATTCAGCAGTTACTTCAATGCAGTCAACACCGTCCACTAGATACTTTAGAGACATAGGTTGATTAGCTGCATTATAAAAACAGCGAGGGTCAGATAGAATTTGTTGATCAATGGTAGTACCAACTTCAGGAGAAGCAACTACCCAAACATCACCAGTAGTAGTACTAGAAGCAAGAGCTACAGTGTACTCATAGCCCTGAATATAGTATTGATTGGGAGTAGAAGCATTCTTATTAATAGAACCTAGAGTAACGATAACACCATTATCAACATCTTGATTAATAACGCCAGCACAGTTCATAGCGTTAACATTCTCTGCACACATTTTCGCAGTATTAATGTATCCGTGAAAAGTCATAATTTTAATCTCCTTTATTATTATTTTATTTTTTTAACTTATACCCATATGCGGGCTCTTTGTGTAAATTTAAATCTTTAAACTTTTTTGGCATTTTATTTGGGTTGTTTAACCATTTTTTCATTATAATTGGGTCTATTTTATAAAATTTTGCACAATCTTTAATAGAATCATATTCTATTTTGTCACAATATATTTTGTTTTTATTTTTTAATAAAACTTTTTCATACTCTATGTCTTGTCCAATTTTATGCAATTTTTTATTGATGAACTCCTGTGGAACACAATATTTTCCAGAAAGCCAAGAACTCATAGAACTTTTATCTACTCCATAATACTTAGCACCATCATATATTGTATCAAATATAATCCCATCACATTCTATCTTTACTATTTTCTTTGAAGAAAATTTCTTATTCAATTTATATTCTGGATTATCTTGATAATATTGCTTCAATTTGTTAGATAAATGTTCTTTTTGTTCAGAACTTAAAGAATAATTATACTTGCCTTTCTTTTTGCCTTTGTGTGACTTGGAAAGATTGTTCCTCCATTCCTCATTCATCACTCTACCAATTCTAGATTTGCTCATTTTTTCTTTTGATTCTTCTGTATGCTTATACCCAACACAACCTTCTCCACCTTCAGTACAATTATACCCATTTCTAAAAGAATCGTATTTTTGAATATAATATACTTCTCTTTCTTTTGCTTCTTCAAAAGATAAATGCTCCTCTAAAATTACATGACTAAATTCATCCCAACCATACTTTTTATTGCATTATAAAAATTTTTATGGTTTTTATATCCATTCCCATTATTCCATCTTTTTACTGGATTACAAGAAATACCAACATATTTTTTATTATTTGTTTTATTAATATGCACATATACAACCCAAATAAGTTCTTGATTTTCCAAATAAATACCTCCTATTTTAGTGGAAGGTTTCTATCCTTCAAACTTGTTTATATAGGATGGAGGGTATTTATCCTTCAAATCCAATATATTTTGTTTATAGATTTTTTAGTCTTTCCCAGACAGAGCCAGACTTTTCAATAGTATTATCTACGGGGGCGCTAAACTTCATCACGCCAAAGCCCTTAGACTTCTTATTACTTTTTACGCTTTCAAAGCTAATAGCCTTGACCTTATTGCTCCAAGCATCAATTTGAGCAAATTCGCAAGTCATGCCTTCTTCACGCAGAGCCTTAAATTGTTCATCATTCATAAAGTCCTTGACTTCATTCATGACAGATTCAACGGCACAAACCTTATCCTTTTCCATGCAAGTCTTCTTAAATTCACGAAGGTCGGCTAGTTCAACTTCCATATCTTTCATTTTCTTTTCATTTTCCATGATGATATTGTCACGCTCTTCAATCTTCTTTTCCATCTCAGCGCATTTCTTGGCGAAATCCTCTTCATCATCATGGTCATCATCCTTGCAATCGCAATCATCGGACATTTTCTTTTCTTCTTTGTCTTCGCACTTAGCTTCGTCTTCAGCCATTTTTTGGTCGGCATCTTTCTTAACAGTGTCCCACTTAATATCGGCATCTATAGACTTATCGTCCTTGTCAACCTTAACATCAGCTTCAACACGATAACGAACATCGCCCTTTGTATAGATGATATGATTATCTTCAATACTGTCTACATAAGCGCCATCGCCTTCATGGTCTTGAACCTTCTTGATAACCTTAGCCCAAGCCTTGCGGCCTTCGATTTCAAAATTTGTAATAGTTTCAGCCATTTTGGCATCGTCCTCCTTTCTAAGTCCAAGTTTCTTGTAGATTGCTTCTACTTTGGACACAACAGATTCTTCGTTTTCTTTTTTGGCATATCCAAGTGCAGAAACAAGCGCATTTCGGTTGTATACGATTTTATCGCCTTTAATCTCCATTACCGGATATTTTAACTTCTCAGATGGAGCATCTTCCCAACCGTCTTCAACAAGAAGATATATGGATTTAACAAGAGTAGCTTTATTTTTAGCTTCCATAATCTTGTTGCGCAACTCGATTTTGTCAATATCTTGCCATGGTGTGTCAGACATTGCATCCTTGGACTTATCAATTTTGTAAGTTTTATCAGCCATAGATTCCTTCCTTTCTTCCACAAATTTCTTTAATACGGTGAGACTATTGTTGTGGACTTTAGCAAAGAATTTATCGGCTTCTTCTTCTGAAAAACGAGTAACTGTAATGTTAGCTTTAGGAACTGATGGATTTACCATCTTACCCAAAATCGTGGTGCCTCTAATCACATAACTTTCTATTTCATACTCGTCATTTTCAGGATGAGAATAATTGAACTCAATAGAAACACTCCGGTCGTTATCCTTTACAAATACATCATAAGCATCTTTGGCATATCGTTTAGATAATACTACATCAACATAAGCGTCAAGATAGCCATCATCTGCTTCTACAAACTCAACATCTTGATCTTTTGGTACAATTCCTATAATCGACTCCGCTGGAGTATGCGTAGTAAAATCCCCTACAAGCATTTCAGCAACAATCCAAGTACCAAGCACAGTCTTTGCATCACGCTTCAACACTTCTTCGGAAAACTTTAGTCCATGTGAATTAGGGCGAGTGCTTAGAAATTTCATTCGAGCCACACAGTATTCGTTCTCGTCGTATTCTTCAACATTAAGTCTTTGAATATCTTCTACTGCAAACTTGAAGTCTTTCTCCAAATTCTGTCTCACCTCCTTCTATTGTTTGATTATATATATAAAAGCTTTCAATGACTTATTCTTCAATGTCAATATCCAGCTTTTTAAGTAATTTAATAAGTTTATTAGATTTCTTAAAAAAGACCACAGAATCATCCTTCCACATCGGCTGAAATCCAGCTTGATGTAAACGAAAGATAATTTCGCTGTCATCAGTCATAAAAAATTCTGAAACTTGGTCAGGTGTTCCCAAACGTACCATGTTTTAATCTTCCTTACCTAAAATCCAAAAATGTTCTTTGATATGGGCATCATACGAAATTGACCCATTATAAGCATCAATCTTATCACTAAGTAGAATAGCTTGCTCAACAATTTCATTGAAATCTTCTAATACATCAAGCATATCAACATAAACATGAAGATCGCCATTATCTTGAGCAATTCTACATACTCCCATCAAAGCGCTTTGAAAATCAATCATTCTTTCTTCAAGGTCATCAATAGCTTCTTTAACAGAACCGTAATCTTGCTCACCAGAAGGTGTAGCTTCATAATATACAGGAATATTATATCGTTCAAGACATTTCTCGCCAATAGTATCTGCTAAAACAGGAAAGTAGTGAGCAATTCCATGATGAATTAAATCCGCTGTATTGTTATAAGCAAACTTGACACCAATAATTGATACCATTCTATCTAAATATCTATTTTCTCTAAAACATTGTCCAATAATTTCAGTTAATGCCTTTTGCGTAGATTCTGAAACAATCATCATCTTTCACCTTCTTTATAATCCATTTATTCCATCTCGGCTCGAAGCCCCGGAATCTGTCAAATCACCAGTATCTTTCTGAGGACGTCCACCTTGACTATCTTGAGCCGTTGTGTTAGTATTAAGCATGAGTTGCCACTTGTTTCTAAAGTCGCCATACTTAGCTTCATCAAGTAACCTGTCAAATTCCATAGGAGTATATCCCATAGCACTTGCCCAAGCACTTGGCCCTAGTACAATTCCTTTATCAGCCGCCTTAGTCAATCTCTCAAATCGCTTCTCACGCTCAAATGGATAAGAACACCCATCCAGAGTCATCTTGAATTTATACTTCTTAGTGAGTTGATTTCCAAAGAACTCCAAGAAATTATTAAATTGACTATATACTTGCTTTACAGTATTGTATTGATCAATAATACCAGCTTCAATTTCAGCATTGCTCATGCGGTCGCTGGAATAGATAACACGACTGATACCTGAACCAACACCAGCAGAATTCGACAGTTGTTGTTCATACATTATGGGATTACTATCACTAAATTGGAACCACTTGATATTTTCAGTAGGCATGGCTACTGCTTTAGTAGTAGGTCCAGTTGTGCCTACATTTTGAAGCCCTTCCTTAACCTTGCCCATAAATGCCCCAAGAGTTGCAGGGTCAATAGCAAATTGGTTGGCAGTTGTACCAGACTTCGCATTGTCGAAAAGGCGTATTTCACCCGCTAAGATACCATAAGCAGAAGCAATGTCTTTGTTGTATTGTAGATTTGCAATCTCATCGTTTCTGATAGCATCTTTTAAGAAAGGAGCAAGATATGGTGTGGTGTTGAAATTTTCAGGAAAAAGTTTAAAGCACCAAGCACCATCGTCAGGTGAAGTTTGTGTCCAAGTAGCAAAAATTCCTTCTCTTGAATCAAGAGGATTAGTAGGAATATAATGCCAAGGATTTTGATTGTTTCCAAAGACATTGTTATAATATTTCTTAAATGCTGGGTCAAAACCATCAATATCTACTCCAGGTTGTAAGAAGTAATTCATGTCGAAATCCCAGAGCAACCCTTTTTCCCAATAACCAGTCAGCATACACCTGTTTTGAGGCATTATTTGTAGGGCACACTTCATACCCTTGTTACCCCATTTAGTCTTTCTAAACCAAGTGTATACAACTTCATGTCGCATCATTTCTTGAAGCATCTTTCTAAACTCAGCCTTGTAATCAAAGTTATCAAGGAATTTATAAATCCGCTTCTTATCTTCCTCATATTCAGCAGATTGATAATCAGATTGAGTAAATGCATTCTTACAAGTAACTGTTAAATCAAAAGATAGCACATTCACATAAGACATAAGAGTTCGAGCAAAAATCATGTCGAACTTTTGCATGAACTCCATATATCCTTGGAGGTTATTAGCACTTTCTTTATAACTTGCTAATGCTTCCTGAATCTTTTGATAGGTAGGAACAATAGAATTGTTATTTAAGTTGTTGAGTAATTGGTTCTGGAGCCAAGGACTGTACACCCCATATTTCTCTCCTGCCCATAACCCTTGAGCAAACTGAATCACTGCTTGCACTTGTTCCTCGTTAATATAAGGTTGTGACATTCTCTACCTCCTTTCTTAAAATACTAATTGAATCTGAGATATATCAAATTCTTGTTTTTGATTTTGTTTATTCCATTCATTTTCAATTAAATCTGCAATATAATTTCCATAAGATAAACATACAGCACGATCTTTTGTTCCACTTCTCGGCTCTACGAGTTTGATTTTATCATTCCTAAATTCGGCTTTTAGATTAACAGCTTCTTGAATTAATAAATCAACTTGAGCATATGGCAATAATTCTTCTGCTAACGCTTCGCTTGATAAATCAAAATATTTCCCACTATCTTCTAAGGCTGTTTGCCTATCTTGCATAGAAACAATAAACTTAATATTATTACACTCTAATTGTTTCCTCAAAGCCGCCCACATCATAGAATTCGTTTCGCTTGTAGCAGTAATAGGAATCATACACTGAATAGGAGTTACATCAACAACTCTAGAACGTAAGTCTTCTATTTTCCCAGAAGGAACAATTTGATATTTTGGTGAAAGTCCTAATCCATGTATATTCCAATTTGTTCCACGAGATGTATTTTCTTTTGGAACAGTCATGTAATTAAAGAGCGTTTCTCCTCCGTTTCTTAAGTCAAAAATATAATAATCCGCATTATAATCATATATTAAACTACGAATTCTATCTGCTGCTCCCAATGAATCACTAGATGGGAAGCCTTCAAGATAATCTACATGACGTTCAAACCTCGTGCCTTTCCAATGAAGTGACATAAATAAAATAATTGTATTGTCGTTCTTTTCGCGAGAAGTTGTATTTGCAAAAGCAAAGTCAGAAATAATCAACCGTACTTCATTTTCCTCTTTTGGCTTATTTCCAATGTCAGATTGAAGATAAAGTTGTTGAATAGTTGGTGGGCGAAAACATTTTTGAAGGACTTGATTTTCTCGGAAAGATTTGATGGTAAAGAAAGCATTCTCGGATTCACCCATCATCTCGTTTAAATCCTCCATACGAAAATCCATTTCTCCACCAGCTAAACCATTCCTATAATCTCCCCAAGTCTTGAAGCCATTGGCAATAGATGTAAAAATATCTCCCGCAAATATATTACAAGATGATTTCCTATCAATAAAATGGCGAGTGAAAGTTTTCTTAAATAAAGTCCAAAACCATTCAAACTTATATCTTGCTGAAGTTATATAAATGTGTTGACATTCTTCTTTCCATCTTGAATTATTACTATACACAGGGTTAGACAAATACTTAGCCTGTCTTGGATGTGCCATTTTTTCAAAAACAGAATCAATCATGTTCTTTTTTAAAAGACGACATTCTTCATACACAAGCAAAGTAGCTCTTGGTCCACGACTTGAATCTTGACAAGGTAAAATTCTCATAATAGACCCATTTAATTTATTTTCAATTTTATAACCATCATCAGGCTTTGTAATAACCAAATATTCTTTTTCATACATATAAAGTAAATAATCACTTAATTTTTTGATGATTTCGTCCCTTATTTTATCTTCTACCATTTTATTCGCCTGAGCAATCGTTGAAGATGTAATTACTATTTCAGAATAAGGATATAAATTCATTTTTACAATAGAACCTAAACCAACTATAAAAGTTTTTGACAAACCACGACTACAAATGGCAAAAAACACATTAGAAATACCCATAAGATATATCATAACCATCTGAAAGGGGCGTAATTTAATTCCAAGAATCATATCAACATAAATATGCCAATTTCTTCGGAATTGCTAGAAAAAAGTCACCCAATGGATAATATTTTCTTCTTTTTGCAAAGAAATGTCTCGCCCTTCATATTCAGTAGTAATTAAATGATTACTCATAAATTTACGGCGAAGCCCACCAAGTTGACTTTTCATATAGCATCACCCTCTTTCTTATATTCTTCCTCATAAAAAGAAAGATGTCTATCTGCCCATTTTTTCGGCATTTTCTTTTTCCCATTTAAAAAAGAGCCTATATTCGAAGAAGACTTCAGTCCATAATATTCTGCACATTCAATAATACTACCAAATATCATTCCTTCACAAAATATTTTTTTTGCATGAGGACTGTCGCTTTTTGTATGCTTCCCTTTATTTACTACGGATAATTTTTCTTTATGTTCTTTAGATTTACTTTTTCCTTTATTGGCTTTGCTTATATTGTTTTTATGTTCTTGCGTTTTTGGTAGTTTGGCATAAAATAAAAGTAATTCTTTAGTATCTTCATTTGCAGGAAGCCCAGTATTCCAAGGTATACACCTTTTTCTTTTTTCTGACATCTTCTTTTTTGCTTCTTCTGTATGATGCTTACCATACATTGGATGCTTTTCACCTTGCTTGCTTTCCGATATCTTTTTTCTTGTTTCTTCTGAAAAAATTACCTTTTGTCTAGCAACAGACATTTTCTTCCTAGTTGCCAATGACATAGTTTTTCCATACCAATAGGCATTTTCCCCAGAACATTTTTCACATATATTTTTACGAGCTTCTTCGTATTCCAATTCTGTGCAAATATACCTATCTTGCTCTTTATTGACAACGCCATGCGACATCATCCACCAAGCATATTGCAAACCTTGATTACTTGGATTCTCTAAGGCAAGTAGTTTATGTGCTACAAAATGTTCTCTTGCAAATAAATCAATTAGATTCTCTTCATCATCCGTGCCACCTATACATTTAGGTGTAATATGATGTCGTTCATGATATTCACTTTCGCAATTAAACCTACCGCGAGTGCGTAATATATTATCAATAAATTCTTTATAAGTCATATCAATCTCCCTTAAAGATAAATATTAAGCGGTTAGCCAAGTGTTAAGGGCACTTGGCAAGGTAGCCACTCCCTGTCCCGCTTTTTATTATAATTCATCTTTTGGAATATCTGGATATTCTCTCGTCCCAGCCACCAAATTTTTAACTGTTCTTAAAATATCTTCCCATTTTACTCCAAAATTACTATAATCTTTATATATTTCAGTATCTTCACATTCAGAAGGTTTTGTATTTTCAATATTCCAAGCCATTCTTTCAATGAATTTTTCTGTATCTGATTGTTTATTATCTTTAAAATTGTTAAGTTTTAAAAGAGTAAGCTGATTATTGAGAACTGACTGTGCATTTTTAATTTCATTCATGTCCCCGCTCTCATCTGCTTTTCTTTTTCTCAATTCAGCCTTAGCCAAATCTCGATATCTACGAATCAAGTTAGCATCCATTTCTAATAATTCTTGAGTATATTCATTGAACGTAAAGTTCAAGAATTCATAATCTTCAGGTTCGAATTTACCCCAAATTCTTTGTTGTTCATTAAGGTCAACAACCTCTTTAACTTCTTCTTCCTTTTTGTTATCTTTTCCAATTTTCATAAAATCACTAAGCATCATATTGCTTTGCCAAAAGCCTTCAACTATAATCCCCAACTCTTTCAGCGTCCGAATGTACATTAAAAACAAATCAGGTTTACGACCAGCATTAGTTGATTCAAACACGATCTTCTGTGTCGGCTCCCATACTTCTCGAAGGAATGGAATTCCCAATTCAGCCAATAAACACCATAATCCAGCGGCATCATTCTTAGTTACGGCAATATAATCTTTTAACTTTTTATTACAACAAGTCTTGCAAATAGGCAAATATTTCTTACCAACGATAACATGATTATGAAAATTAGAAAAGGCTTTAGCAGATTGACAGTTAATACAATATGCTTCAGTCATTCTATTCATAAAATTTCTCCTTTATATAGAAATAATGGCGCAGTTTTATCTACGCCATTACCTCAGTTCCCTATGTTCAATTTACATAGCAGTATCTTTTCAGACTTACTACGAGATATGGCTGTACCGCAATGGCCTTGGCCTGGATCACCATCCTTTCTATACTTTAGTTGGATTTTTACCAACAATTGGATACAAAGTATGGCCTCCTTTCCTTTACAGGATATTTTAACGGCAAAGCCGTTTTATAAATAATAATTCTTAGACCATGTATGCCCCCGGTCTTTTTCATAAAGGGCAAAGTAAGCGCTTGGTCTCGCGGATTTTCTTAGACGCTTACTGTACGAATCAACACCACAAATAGACCCAACCCGACAAATCATTCTGTCACCAAGCTCAGTAACTCCAATAGCTCGACTTTCAGGTCGGTGCAAATGCCCAGCAATACATTCATCAATATCAATGTTATATAAATTAGAAAAATACTCAATCGTTGTTTGGAGGTTACTATCTTCTCCATGTTCAATCATGACATTTACATCTTGAATATTTATAATCGCAGTATCCGTAAATTGATCTACTTGAACATATGAATTATTTTCAAATCTAATCTGCATAAATTTGGTTACGATTTTAGTTAAGTTCTCTTCTTCAAATCTTGGCTTAGCTCCTAAAAATGAACAAGTGTCGTGGTTTCCTCCAACCGTCACCACTCTTATATTAGTTTCTAATCTATTTTGAAGTTCGGCAATCCATTGACAAAGAAATTCAGATGTTTTAATTACTGTATCAATAACCGGCTCTTTTAACTTAGTCAAACTGCTAACTCTAAGCATATTTTCAAACAAATCGCCACAAATAGCTACAATCAAATTGTCATATTCAACACAATCAGCTTCTACCAACCCAATCAATTTCCAAAGTCTATCTTGCATAACTTCAAAATTGTATGAATTAACAACTTCATTATATAATCCCTTAATTTCATAAGTAGAACCGGCATGGAGGTCTGAAATACAAAGCAAACCCGTTCGCCCTTGATTGAATGGCTTATGGATAATATGCTTCACCTTAACAGGTTCAAGCCTATTAATCGCTTCTGCAATCCTCTCCAGAAACAAATTGCCTCTGGCCTCGGCTCGTGCATTGGCATTATATTCAAGATTTGCAGTTTGGATTTTAATTCGCTCAGATTTAAGCTCTGCCATTGCCTTTTTAATTTCAGTAACTTTATCTTTGTCATCAATTTGGTCAACTGTATCATTTTCCAGATTTTGAATAAATTGGGCGAAAAATTTTGCTATTCGCCTTGTATTTTCTTCACTGTATAAATCTTCTCCAACAACGGCCCGACCCCATTGTTGGTAATCTATTAATCCATCCGAAAGAGCAGATGTTGCCCGTTCTACAAAAGCTAAATAGGACTCATCACCTTTTCGCTCAATCTTCATCTTCTTTCAAATCGACCTTTCCTTTGAATCTTTCCTTTTTTTCTTTAAGCATTTCATTAAACTTTTGTTTAGAATCTTCCAATCTTTTCTCAGTTAAATTCCCATCAACATTAAGAATCTCTGCTCTCACTTGACGCTCATAATCTCGTTTACTTAACTTCCCAGCTTTTAACCGTTTTCGATATTGTTTAGTAACTCCTTGCATATTTATATCATTTATCATATCATCATGTGGAGTAAATTCTGGAACATCCCTTGGTGGCACTTGATAAACAACTTGCTTGCCATCAATTCCTTTTTGAACTTGAATACTCTCTCCGATGTGCTTTGTCGTGAAAGTTCCTAATGTTGGAACTCTACAAGTTCCATTATAAAATAATTCTCTAATAATAACTTCACATGCAGCATACCAATATTTTGCACATGTTCTAGGGTCATTAACATCGGCAAACCTTGCCATTTGTGTAAAAAATTCTTTATCCGTTAATGTAATATTTCCCCAGCTCATAAATTATCTCCTTCTATTTTATTCTCTGCGAACAAAGGAATTGTTAATTCTTTCATATTTTTCTTCCAAGCTTTTTTTTGTCTAAAAGACATTACATTATAAGCTGGAAAATTCATAAGAAATTTTTCTCCAGTAGCAGGGTTTCTACATTCTACATTTTCTTGTCTTGGCCAATGTTTCCATCCAAAATATCCAATATCTCCAAATACAACTTCAACTTCACTACACAAACATTCTTTAACAATATCAATATATGTTTCCAATATTCTTTTTATCACTATTTTCGGAATTCCAGTTCTATTTTCTATTTCGGATATTGATTCAGACATTGTAAGTTGTGCTCTATTTAATCTATTTTTCATATTAATTTATCTTCTTCCCTAATAATATATATATATATTAAATAAAAATTTTAAAAAACCCTTTAAAATAAAAGAATATTAAGGTATATGACTTACGAACTTTTTCTTAAAATCGCTTGTCTTCTATCATATTCATAATAACATTTTTTGCTGCACACAATTTGTTTATTATTGACAGGAGAAAATCTTTTTCCGCAAATTTTACAAACCTTTCCTTCGTTTTTAAGATTATTTTTTAAATTTTCAACAATTATATCTCCAAAACAAGCCCATAAAGTTTTCTTTTGAGAAGATTTTCTAACCGTATACAAATAAGCAACAAGCGTATTGACAACATAATTTATATCTTCATCACATTCATCAATAACATTCTGACGAATTTTTTGATACATATATATGTCTTCTTGTTTTTGATGATTATCTTCTTCAATAGAAAACAAATATTGTCTACTATTCCATTTATCATAACTATTAACAACTTTACTTTCAGATGATATACTAAAATCATAATTAAGATTCATCAACATACGATAATCAAACTTACTAATAGACTTTGAGAATTTAATCTTTGGGTCTGGAATTTTAGCAGCAATACGGTTCATTGTAGATTGATTAGGTTCTTCTACTTGATGGGGAAACTTATCTTTGGCATAGATAAAGAAATTAGGTAACTTTCCTTTAGTTGACTCAGAAATCAATTCTTTTGCTTCTTGGGGCCTTTCAGGCATATACAAACATTTAGCAGCGTCAATAGACCAATTACTTTCTGCAACTAATAATTTTAATGCCGTTAAACTGTTTTCATCTATTTGTCCTTTACCCCAAATCTTAGCGCAGTCATTACTATATTTTCCTATTTTACCATATTTAAAAGCAGCGATTAGTCCTTGATAGATTGTATCACCATTAATTTGTACTGGCTCTGCTTTCCTCATATCGAAAAGTAAAGGTACATAATCTTTCTGATTTCTTTTCACGACCTTCTTGATTGTTTTATCGTTTGTAACAAGAAGAATGTCACCGTCCCAGTCCAATGCCAACACACGACTTATCAAATCATTACAACTTGTATAAATACATTCTGTTGTAAACCATTTAGCCACTTCTTCTGAGCGATTATTTGTTCTTAAACAATGCTCAAAATATAAATGAGGACTTCTTAAACAATCAACCTCTTCGCCATGCTTAAATTGTTTAATACTAATCTCACCGTTTGCCAGTAATCCTTTTGGATTCTCAATGCCAAGAAACAATCTTTCACAATAAGCGTATAAATCAGGCGAAGCAAGTCTATAATAACCATTTACTCTTAACCGGCCAGCTTTAGCTTGTTTAACCAAACTTTTCTTTGTTTGTTTTAACACATCTCGACAATAAGGATCACGGAATAATTCAGGATATAACATTAAAGCTTGTTGGAACCAACTTGGATTCTTATTGTATTCAGTCGCCCCAAGCAATCGCATGGTGGTTTGGTAATCTTGGCCTATTGTTTCAATTTCTTCTATTGTTTTACCAAGGAGTCTTTTGATTTCATCATCTGTCATATCATGTAGACTATTGAGCATTTGATAATTTATTCTAGCCTTGGGCACATATGGTTGTTCCATATTGCACCAACTCATTTTGCATCCATATTTTTTAAAATTTTGTTTATATTCGTTCCAGTTATTAAAATACTTAGCCATCTTAAACTGGCTTTTAGTTAGAATATATTGAATATCTTCTTCAATGACATTGTGTGAAGTCCCGTATATGTCAGAAACAACCCATTGTTCTTTATTACACTTCTCTTTCAAGAATTTATGAAAATCAAATTGCACCATAAGTCCCTTGATAAAGGGGCCACGAATAACACGAGTAGGGCCACCAATCATCATACCAACACCATCATTCATTGGAATTCCAATGCTTGTGTATTTTCTTGTTACAGAATAATCGGAAGCATCTATGTAGTCCATATCTCCAAAGACTTGAATTTCATAGTCGTCACAAACAATGGCTTTATCAATGTCAAAATCTTTCCAAATTTCAGTAGCGGAACTACTAAGAGCAAGATAAGCCAACCATTTATTAACTACACAACCACCAAGTTTATTGATTCTTTCTAAAGTTAATCCACAAGTTAAAGTGGGCCTAATTTGATTATATAACTTTTCTTCAATAAAAAGCCCTCTGTGTTTACGAATAGAACCAGCAGAAGAAGAAAAGTAAACATAATGTTCGCCATTATAATAAAACCCATTTTTTATCAAATTTTCCATAACTTGATAAAAATAAAATTCAACTTGAAATAATTTGGTTGAAAGCTCGCCTGTTTTAATATTGCTACAACGTGTCAAGTCACTCTCAAACAAAGAAATAATATTTTTATCAATTAAATCTTTTTCTTTTAATTGGCGAACAACATCAGTTCCAGTTTTTTCTTCCAATAAAGAAATTAATTTATTTTTTTCTTTCTTTAAAACTCGATTTATTGACTTTCTTTTCCATTCAGGAATTTCTTTTTGTTTTGATTTTGTCTTTGTTTTTCTATTATTTTTTGATTTACCTTTCCATAATAATTTATATAGCTTTGTCATTCTATCATGAACATATGATTCTTTTTCATCATAGAAACTGTCTGTTCCAATGGAAAAAATATAACACTGCTTGTCTAATGCCATATTAATCCTCCAATTTTTTAAGACATTTTTGGATAAATTCTTCTGGCATTTTTGTTTTGCCAGACAGCCACTTTTTCATTCTATCAATATTAATGTTATAATACTCAGCGCACTCTTTTATACTATTAAACACTTTTTCTTCACATATCACTGTTTTTGCCATGGGATGTATTCTTTTAGAATGAATTTCTTTCATCCTTTTAGAATTTTCATTTTTCCATTTTTCTGAATGATGTTTTCCATACATCGGATTTCTTTCGCCAATTAATTTCCCTTTATGTGCTTTAGACATTTTCTTTTTAGTTGAATTTTTATGATGCTTACCATACAATGGATGATTTTCACCTTTGATGCGTTCAGAAGAAATAATAGCACATTTTACTCTAACTTCCTCATATTCTTCAGCAGTTAAAATATATCTATTTTGCTTTTTGTTCCCTTTAATTTGTGACATATTCCACCAAGCATATAATAGACTATAATTTTCAGGATTCTCTAAAGCAAGTAATTTATGTGCTATATAATGTTCCCTGGAAAATAAATCAATTAAATTATCTTCTTTATCAGTTCCATCTAAACACTTTGGAATTATATGATGTCGTTCATGATATTCTTTACCACAAGCAAAACGCCCTCGAATATTTAATATGTTCTGTATAAAATCTTTATAAGTCATATAAATCATTCCTTTACTTCAAAAGCAATGTCTTCTATGTCCGATTCGTTTTCTTCAGACTCAATATCTAATTTATTTATAAGATCAGGCTCAAACTGATTATAACTCATATCATACCAAATCATTATATCACCACCTTTAATTAACTTGTCGATTTTCATAACTCAATTATATCGTATTTTGTGCAAAATGTCAATAATAAAAATATATTTAGCTATTTTCTTTTTCTATTTCTTCCTCTGTTGCGTACCGAAAACTATTATCTAATAAATATTTCAGAAGTTTTCTTACGCAATTAGGATTTAATCCCTGACTAATCATTGCCATATCTTCGTCTATCATTTCTGAGAGAGTTTTTATGTTTGGATAATATTTATCTTGATAAATTACTGGTTGACCGTTTCTTCCTCTTCTTTTAACACGATAAACATCAACATTATTTTCATTATCACCAATACAAATTTCTTCAAAATCAATTGTTTTAAAATTTTGATTATATCCATTTTCCGGTAAATATGATTCTGTTTCTTGTATCAATAGCCATTCTAAAATTAACGCCTCTTCTTGTCTTAAATCCTTAAAAATTATTTCATGTTTAAAATTTCTCCACCCATAGACAACAATATCTTTCCAAAATAAAGAATTTGAAGAATAACCGTTTTCATCATTCCATCTGTCCACTGGAGACTGTGCGATTCCATAATAAACTTTCCCTGTTTGCAAATTAGTATGCTTATAAATTGAATAGCCATTTTCTTTATCGTGAATTAAATATTGATTCATAATCACTTCTTCATTCTAAAAAAACAATATAATTATTATATATATATATATATTCTATTATATAATAATTATATCATA